ATGAAAAGAATTATCCGCATTTTGTTATTAGCCACAGCAGTATTAGGCTTTACTTTCTATACTGCTAACACTGCAAATGCTTCAGCATGGCATAAGGGAACGCCAGTAGCTATTCGTGGTTGGTGGAGAACAAAGATGAAAAAAGTCAAGCTTAATCATGGTAAATACTTATGGACTTACGCAACAATGCATGTGATGAAAAATAAAATTTCAGGAGCATATGGGACGCAGTCGGACGGGTATGAAATTACGTCACCATCCTTTTATATATCTACAAATCTACCACACACATATGCGATCGTAGGTTATTTATCTCCCGGTCATGTTGGTTACCTTGAAGCATATGCACTAAATGGGCCAAAAAAATTGCAGACAGCTGAACTGAATAGCGAAGGTAGGGTAACAGATGTCATTTATCAGTGGTATAAATTTAGTGGTAAAGCATCCAATAAAAATTTTTATCCATATTCTTGAGACCCTTTTAAGACAATTTTCTAGTGATAAGTCATTTATAACGAAGACTTATTCGACGGTTGAAAATCATAAAATCCTTTCTGCATAAACAAGGGACCCACCCAGAACTTAATCTGAGTGGGTCCCTTTAGCAATTACTTTATCTGTCGTACCTTTAGAGTATCATTTTTAAGAATTCTTTCAAGAAATAAGTTTCTAGTTTCTCTCTTTCAATTCTTTCACATCATCTTCTAATTCATCAATCCGTTGATTAATGGCTTTGTGTTCACCCCGAGACACTGCAAGAGTTTCCTTAATACTGTATTGATCTTTTACAAATTGTTCCAAGCGGTTCGAGGTATCTCTAATTGATTCAGCTACATCTTCCAGCCTCTGGGTTAACGGTTTCAGAAGAACTCTTAAAACGCCGTAAACACTACCGCAAATACCCAAAGTCACGGTAATCAATTCTATCCAACGATCAAAGGTCATTTCTGATCACCGCCCGACAAACGGATCCGTTTAACATAGGCACTGTTTGACGTGATATATCCGTTAGCATACTTCAATTTAAGATGAGTGATCTTACCAACCTTGACCGCTGAGGCCCATACCCGTGAGCCTTTGGCATAACTAATATCACTCTTGTTAGTTTTATCGAATTTGAGTTTCTTATAAACATTAACTTGAGGTACGATAACCTCATACAAGCCCAAAGTAGTGGCCTGATAGTAACTGGGCTGTGTTTGGGTAATTGGGTTAGTTAAGGTTCCTGACAGGGACCCGTCAAAATCATAACTGGCATCCACATGTAATCCCTTAAAGTTATCGGTATACTGCCAAGCATTAGCATTATCGATGCCCGGTTGGTTAACTCCATACGCGGCTACCCAAATTCGCTGATCAACTAAGGCTACACGATTAATCCGACCGTATTTAAACCAGGACCCACTCCCATAGGTAATCACATTAGGATACCCTTGGGATTTTAAATACTTTAAAAAGATATTTACTTGGGGTGTCGTGTTGGCCGGTAAATCCTGGGCTTCCACATCGATCGCTAACACCGTTGATTTATCCAACCCATACTTTTTAACCCAAGCTAAAAAGTACTTTGCCTCAGCCAAACCATTTCCATGAAAGAAATGATAAGCACCAACGGTGCCAAATACTTGATAAGCATTAGCAATTTGGTTACCGGCATTTGGGTTAACATACGTCGTGGATTCGGTCAGTTTAACCATGGCGCTATCAATTCCATTGGCTTTTAAATTTTTAAAATAAGTTTCCGTACTAGCCTGATAGCCTGAAACATCTACCACCAATTTAGGCATTTAAATCACCCTTTTCTGTTGGTTGCGACGTTTGAGAAACGTTTTCTACGTTAGCATTCGTCAAATTAGGTGATTGAGTATTCGTTACAGATTCTGTGGGAGCTGGCGTTACTGGGGCAAAATGATTATCAGCCCCTGTCGCTTTATAAGCTTGATAAGCTTTTTCAACTAAACCGGCAATCACTTGATAATCAAGGTTAAAGCCGTTGGCTTTTAACTGATTGTTAACAAAGCGCATAGCTTCTTTTTTCCGATCAGATTTACTTAAGGCTGCCAAAATAGCTAATTCCGGTACAATCACATTAGCCAATTTCAATCCCAGTTCTAGTGCTTGTTGGGCATGAACGTTCTTTTCAGTCGCAATCTTTTTTTGCAAGTACGGATTAATAAGCTTGTAAACTACCGGAATGACGGCAACAAAAAAGGCAACCATACCAGTTGCCTTCAAGGAATTAAAAACATCTAAAATATGAGTAAACATCATAAAGCCTCCTAAATTTTGGGTAAAATAAAAACACTTATCAAAAATTAGATAAGTGTTCTTAAATGTAAGTAAAGTTAGTAAAAATATAAAGGCGAAAGGTCAAAATTAAATTAGCGCCTCTAATTATATTATAATACTTATTATAAATAAAAGCACCTATCCTAAGAAGATAGATGCCGTTTCATATATATTTGGGGGTATATATGAAGATACGAAGAAAGTTGCTTAGACTAAAAGTCTAAGCAACTCGATTATATCACATAATTTTCAAATTAATTAAATTAATAATTTAAAAATGCTTACCAAATTAAATTAGTAAGCACTTCGGGGTTACGATGTTCAGGGAATACTTTTATTATGAGAGGGTACTCATAATAACGTTGATTAATGTAACCCCACTACAGTATGCTAACAGAAAGAAAACGTTTGTCAACCCCATTAATTTCTATACTAGAATTTAAATTATCAATGATTAATTGTAAATAAAAAGCATCTATCTGGGGGGATAGATGCTAATTCATATATTGGGGTATATGAATAGAAATATGAATATGAATCTGGAGAAATATATTCATAGAGGAATATATTTGGGGTGTAGACGGAAAACTTATGAGGGGTCAACCGTCTACTAAATTAGTGTAACATACTTAAACGTGGAAGCAAGATAAATTTATAAGTCGTTCGTTTATTCCGCTTAGCTTCTGCTCTTAGTAAAAGAAGAGCGCTCATCAACAATAAGTGCCCTCCTTTCGTACGAAGTGTAACCGCTAGTGAATAGTATATTGTGATCACTAGCTCACCAATATTATAAACAAAATTTGTTAAAATAAAAAGCCTATCTGTGAGATAGGTACCAAGATACATTTCGGGGGAAATGTATTACAAAATTTAACTAAATAACTTGAAAAAGATAAATATACCTGAAACTAAAAGGGATACCTTTTAACCATGATTAGTAACTGAGGAAGTCATTAACCATACCCACATTATAGCACGGTTCAAAAATTAAGAAACAATTTAAGATCCAGCCCTTTAATTTTAGTAAAGAAAAACAGATGCTTTCCGACATCTGCTAACAACTATTGTATTTACGTATATGAAAGAATATTTACTTGCTAGTAAAAACTAGCGCTTCTTAATTATACAACATGGTATTGAATAAAAAAAGCATCTATAGAATAGATGCCATTCATATATGGAGTACATAAGATAAGAAATGAAATATTCACGAGATGGATAGCAATATTATGATCACCATCCACATTTATAGTATATCATTTTATAAAATAAAAGCACCTACCAAAAAGATAGGTGCTATTCATATATGGGGGTATATGAATATGGAACTTAATAATTTAAGAAGTTATATTCCGGGGAGGAATATGCATTTCTAGTGTAATTAGTAGCCAATAAACTGCTAACTACGTTGTGATTATAGCACAAATTAGGAAGTATGAAGCAATTTTTTATCCTAATTAGCCCTATATTGACTAACCCAATAGAGGAGTTAATGGTGAACTAGTCATCAATATCAATCGTTACGTAGCATTACATATTATCTTTCCAAAAACCTGGGCAAAATAAAAGCATCTACTTGAAAAAGTAGATGCTTAACAGAACAATTAACCTCACATTGATGATTAATTCACCGAAGGAGCGATGGTTAATCATCTATACGCAGGAGAAGATCAGCGCATAACGGGACACTGACCTCACATAAAAGTATAAAACATTTATTTTAATTGTAAACCATTAATTGTGGCAAAATACAAGCGGATGTTTTCCGAAAGAAAAGTATTCATCATAATTGATGAATACTAATCAATACACATAGGTCGAATAAGACTAACAATTGAGGAGATAGTCTTATGAACCATTATAATCATATTTCAAAAAAATAAAACACCTATCTATTGATAGGTCCACAATTACATTTCAAGGAAGAGATGTAATGCAAAACGACTACCCAATCAGGCGGTATGCTGTATACTCTTGAGGAGGAATATACTCATCAGAAAACGAATAATAGCAACAAGCCATCATCCATATTGAAATTATAGCACAGTTGAAAAAGCATGAATCATTTTTTATCATCTTTTTTTAATCTTTATCATTTTTAAAAAGCAAACTATGTGTCTACACAAAACAAGGATTCCCTACCGGCCACTAATCATTATAATTATAGCTTTTACTTAAACTACTAATTTAAATAAATTTATAAAAAAACCTATCCGAAGATAGGTCATACGCATTTGGGGAATGCATACATGAAACTAAATAATTAACTTGGAGTATATCCTAGGAGAATATACCTATCAGGAGTGTGAGTAACTGTCAGCTAAAACTATCACTCACACTTTAATTATAACATAGTTTTAAAAATATAGAGTTAGTTTGTTATTCATTTTCTGAAAAATAGCCAAAGGGTTGCTTAAAATTCATTGATTATTAAGACATAAATGAATTCATAAATTTGCTATCAATCTACCATCCACTTAAGCCCTTATACAATTATATTTTCCCTCTTAATTTCAGCAAAATAAAAGCAGACATTTTCCGGTGCCTGCTACGTAGTATCGTAATAATATTTTCTGGAGAAATAACAAGACTGAATGTTCAAAATTAATCCACAAAGTGCTTCAGTCAAATAAACATTGTACACCTATCGCAAGAAAAAAACATCTACCATATGGAGTAGATGTTTTCACTAGTGAAGATGACACATAATAATATGAGTTAAATGTTAGGAGCACTCATATTAGGGGGCGGGTCAATATATATGTCGTTACATTGACCTTACCCGTATTATAAAACATTCATTTTTAATGTAAACAGTTAGGCACAAAATGGCGCCTATTCCGGACACGGAATAAACGTCAGTTAAGGGAAAGTCTGCAAGTTGAATCGTCAATTTTTTATTGATAAAAGCTTCCTCTTAACGCACTTAGTATAACATGATTCAAAATAAAAGCACCTATCCAACAGATAGATGCCAATTCATATATGGGGATATATGAAATTAAATCATAAACAATAACCGAAAGATATATTTGAGGGTAATATCTTTTAAATATGACTAGTAACCGGGGAGGTCATTAACCATGACATTATTGTAGCATGATTTTGAAAGTATTAGTTAATATTTGATTTCTCTTTTTCAAAAAAGCAATCTGAAGAAAGTTAAACTCATTCATATTAATAGCATATCGTATCCAAACCAGCAGTCTTCTAGGAATCCAGAAGCTAAAAGAGATGTATCACTTGAAACGGCAGCTGAAATTTTGCTTCCACTAATAATAAATGTAGAACGTCCATAGTAGTTGTCAGTTCCTTGATACATCATGTTGCCAGTACCTTTACTTGTAAAGTTTGAAACTACACTTGAAAAATCTAAATGTGCATTCCCGTAATAATTGCCATAGTTACACTGTATTATCCAATGAATATAGATTTTTTTGTTAACAGGATCAATCCTATACAAACAATCCGTGTAGTAAGTTCCGGAAGTCCCATAATCAATTGTGATAAGTGAACTGTCTAATTGACGCCAAGCACTTTCTTTAACGCTTTTCAAATCGGCCATAGTAGCGGCCTGATTATCCCCCTTATCTGTCGAGGCGTCCGTAATAGTGGGCGCAATACTGAAAGTCTGTGCAGTTGTAAATGTTTGAGCCTGTCCCGTTCGTGCTAGGTCAGATGGTAATTGATCAGCGGTCAGCAGGTCTTTATTATCCTTTTGAGCCTTTCCAATGAAATTAACATCTTCAGAAGTATTACCGGTATTGGGATCTTTATGAATAACGGTTGTGTCATTGGCAGGAGTAATTTTTTCACCATTTGGCAATACTAAACTATTATCCGTACTAAATCTCGGAACCATTGTCCAAGGATACCATGTTGCAGGACTACCACTTTGCGTCCTAAAAAATATTTGATCACCTATATTACTGGTACAGATAATATACTGAACGAGTACACTGCTCTTATTTATTATCTGAATTGTTCCCCAATGATTATTTGAATCTACAAAGTTTACAAGAGACGTCCCAAAATTATATATTCCCTCTTGTGTCAAAGTATTTAAATCAGTATTCTTTGCAAGACTCCCCTTATAAAGCCCGTTTGGAACATCTTCTAATCCTACTACATCACTAGCAGACTTGCGCATATCCGTACTGTGAACAACTGCTGAATCGTTAGCCAATTTAATCCAATTTAGATCACTGGTATTTCCGTTATAAGTTCCGCCAACATAGTAAGAAACTTTTGTTAATTCCCCAGTTAAAATTCCCCAAACGTGATTAGATTGAAGTTGAATAGTACCACGTAAATTATCCAACGAATCTGGCGTATCCGGAACTCCTTTATCAACATAAGTGGTATAAAACCCGTTAACGGAAGTGTCTAAAAGCTGTTTAATGCTTTTATATTGATAAGTCGTTCCAATATAGGCGGTCAACGAACCCGTTACATCAGTAATTGGGTACTTCTGCCAGTTAACAGTATCGTTGGTGCTCACTTTTTTATCCAGTTGTTGATTAACGTCAACTGTCTTGGCGTAAGCATTCCCAGCACCGTCAGTAGGATCTGTGTCAAATTTCTTTTGACCGTCAATTGTTTCGTCCCCAGTCGTATGGACAACCGTATCGTTGGTAGCAAACGAATCACTATTCATATTAATGCTGAGGTTGCTTGCATTTGAAAAGCCAATCGCAAATTTGTAGGTTAGTTCAACAGGAGTTGTACCACTGTATGCAGGTACCGTATCTGGACTGTTAGTTGATGTAATAACCGCGATCAATTGAGATGTTCCGTTTGTACTATCACTTCCCCAAATGCCAAATACCCACGCCTTATAATCTGCCGTAATCCCTTCGTTGGAAAGGACAGTTGAAACAATCAGTGAGTTGCTATTTTTAGAGTATCCATTGGCTTGAATCGTTTGCACAACATTGCTAATCGAAGTCATCGTTTGAATATTTGTAGATGCTGATAATTGCGTATCACTAACATCAATTTTATCAATACTCAGTGAAGATTTATTGGCTAGTATTTGTGCGATCAGTTGATTGCCATTATCAGTTACTTTTGCTAAATCATATGCCATGTTAGTTGCCTCCTAAAACAGTTATCGTTTGCGACTTACTTTTAAAAATGCCAATGCCGTCATATTCATTCATCGTTGTTCCGTTGACAAAGTTGATCGATTTAATTACAATGCCAGCCATTGTGGCAGACTGCAGGCGATCCATCATAGTCTGCAGAGAAGAGCTCCCAGATATTAGTTGAGTGGGTAATCCCGTTACATCAATCACCTGGGGTTCACCTGACATTTTTGTTCCATCCCAGCCATAATCATTTTTAACAACAATGCCATTTCCTGTGGAACTAATTCCAAGGGAATTAGAAATTGTATTGATAATATCGTTAATAGTCCCTGACGAATGTCCGGCAACAATTTTGGATTTTAAAATAAACCGATAATTGTCATCTGTAGCCCCATATCTTGGCTGGCTAATTTGATCTCCAATGTTATCAAGCTCAAGGCCAACCGCTTCATCAATAATCTTGGCATCATAGATTGCATCAGTATTACCATCTATCAGCAAAAAGAAATCCACTAAAATGTTGGCCAAATTAATCATTTCTGATCCATCGTTCCAATTGTAACCAGTGTCAAGATAAATCCTTATCTTTTGATACAGTTCATCAACCGTCGTTTTATCCATAGTCCACCTCAATATTACTGTCATCAATTGTCGCAATTTGATAGTTTTCAAGTTGAATGTCATTGCTGGAAAGTGAATTGGCATCCGTTCCAACCTGAACATTTACATAGGTCACACCATCAACGGCATATAAATCAGCATAGGTTTGATTAACGGCAACCTTACTGCCCATTTCCAATCCTTCAATATAACCTTCTAAGGCCAGTCGAATATCATCTTCACCCTCAGATTTATCAAATGAATCACTAACAGTAACTGTTATCTTTGCAAAAATAGGAACACTGGTAGGACGGTCAAAATAAATGGTATGAGAAACGCCAGCACTATCAACTACATTGCCACTTTGAGTTCCGTAAGTAGCAATGCCTCCACCAATATTGTTGAAAATAGTATCAACCACATCTTGGTCTGTACCACCGTCTACATATATGTGAACAGTTTTGGGAGGATTTCCTTCCGAATCCGTGCTCATTGTCAAATTGGTAACAATCTTAGACATCGTCACACCGTTCGTGTTAGCCAGTGCTGTATACTGGCCATTAATAGTAGGTGACTCGTTAGCAATTGCTGAAAGCTTGATTCTTGCCCGAAAGTCAAGATCGGTTTCCATATCCTGACCACCTTGAGCTGGCAAATTATTGGTTACCGATGTAATCTCTTCTACCGGTTGCTGTTGACTGGTAATCGTATTAGCGTCGACATTATATTGATCTCCCAGCTCAGACGAAACTGCTAAAGTTGTTCCAACACCATTAACATCCAATTGGCAATCGGCTAACGTGTAAAATTCATTACCGTTGTCATCCATAAATACGGATCCTGCAACAATTACATATCCGGAAGTTCCGATAAATGATAAGGTAACTTGTGCTTGTTCAGCCTGCTTGCGCATCAAGCCATAGTTGCTTGCCAAACGGTCAAGTGAAACCCCGGTCGCAAAATTAATGCTGCTAGAATCGTATTCATCTTCTTGTTTTTCATCACTATCAACCAGCATCTGTGCAAGTGTCATTGAAAGCTGGCCATAGAAGGATCGTGGAGATACATTTGTACTGGCACCTCTGACTTGTCTTATAATTCCCTGAACCATGTCTAAGGCATCATCATATTCCAACTCGGTATATCCGTTTTCGTCTATCAATTAAGTTCACCTAGGTCCATATATAAACTAAAGAGCTGATTGCTGGCTTCGATTTTTAAATTAACGTTTAAAATGCGGGTCTTCTTATCCAAGTCAAAGTTACACTCCACTAGATCGGTAACTCTTGGATCTTCCAGCAGACAGTCTTGGATTGCTGCTGTAGCCAAGTTTTTATCAAATCCTTTAGTTAGAACACTATCTCTATCCAGACCCTCGGCCTCGTCTAATACCCAATGCCCTTTCCACATGTTTAAAGCAAGTCGGCATGATTGGGCAAGTTCATCGATATCTTCAACCATTGGCACATCACCATTGGCGTCAACCGCAAGGTCACCATCTTCAGTTATTAAAGCGTCTTGAGCCATTTAATCACTCCCCATCATATATTTTGCCAATAATGACACCATCATTAATGTCATGTGTTCTGCTCGACTGCAGAGAATAAGCGGCAGATCCTTTTAAATTGGTAACATCCCGATCGTCAAAAAGGACCACCACGACATCCCCAACTTGGTAATTAAGAGAAATTTCAGCATAAAAAAAAGAACCCTCACTTTGGCTCTCCAGATTATCATGATATTTAGCTTTAATTGGGATATAGGTTGCTGATACGTAAAGGATAGGTGGCCGCTTAATGCCATTATCATATAAGGCTAACGGTTGAACATTGAAAGTATGATCACCATTATCTTTAATGATTTTGCATCGCAAAGATACATGAATTGAGGCGGCACTATCTGATTTTAATTCATTCATAAAATCTTGTAGATAATTCTTTTTGGCTGTCATTTGATCACCTACTTCTTTTTCTTATCTGAACGTTTTTTCTGCTTTTCTTTTAATTTCTTCTTATTGTCCGCATCCAATTTAGCTTTAGCCTTTTTGTCAGCTTTTTCGGCTTTTTCAGTCTTTTTAGCATTGGCTTTTTTATAATCGCTGTAACTAACGCAATCACATGTGGTCGTCATTGAATCGCTTGAAGTATCGTGCTCACCACTTTCAGCAACAACCCACCCCGAAATAGTTTCACTCGTCAAATGATAAATGGTACCTCCAGAGATAGTTCTCCGAAGTAAGAACTCCACTTGGTAGTGTTTCAAGCCATCATCAGAATCATCCTGCAGCTCCGGTTCTTGGAGTAAGCCAGTATCATAGCTGATATATAAATCACTTTTTTTGTTTTTTGAGTAGTTTCTTATATAAAGTTTGCCATGTGATCGATAAACGGGCGTTTTGCATATTGAAGCAATCGACTCAATAGCCGCCATCGGTTTTGATTTAGCTGTATATCCCTTCATAAATTTGTGGTCATAAGCTAACTTCATGCCATATATCTTAATGCCAGCCGCCTTAGCAATTTTTTTAATGATAGTTGATCCCCTGGTATTTTTGGCAAAGGTTAATGGTTTGTATTTAGTAGTTTTTTTGTATTTCTTATCTTTTTCAAGAATTTCCTTTTGCTTTAAATAAGACTTTCTTTTGGCTTTTGCATAAGCATTTTTAGCATTTAAAATCTTTTTATTATATGCCCTAACCTGTTTATTATTAGCATTCGGATTATCATCACGCCATTTCTTACGTTTAGCATTAAGCTGACTATTGTACTTAGTAATTGCTTCATCAAGAGATTTTTGAGAAGCAGTAACCCGTGTTTTACTGGTAGTTTTAACCTTGACTTCTTTTTTGGAATCATAGTTTGAACCATCTGAAATAGTAAAAACGAAGGTTTTATCACCAGAAGCATAGGCACTTGGATCAACAGATGACACGGTCCCCTGTGTTAGCAATCCAATTGTATTATATTCACCAGTTTCTGAAATCCATCCAAAATATACGCGGACATTGCATCCCTTTTCTACAATGTTTTTATCTGATTCAGGCAAATTATGAATTGTGATCGTTGAAATATTTTTATCTGATGCGGTAGAAAAAGGATTTTGCACTTCAACAATGGCATTATATCCATCTTTACCATAGCTTTTAAGAACCATATTTTTACTTTTACCATCAACTTCAACTCTTTGATATGCTCTTACTAATTTCATAGTGATTCGCCACCATTTGGTAATGCATAAGGGTTATTATCATCTTGTGGTTCATCTTCAATTAAGCTATCGTCACTGTCATCTTCATCAGTTAAATCATCATTCTCATCATCTGAATTATCAGAGTAGTCTGGATCGGTTAATGATGGGTCAAGGTCGTCATAGTACAAAAATACTGATTCTTGAAAGTTGTCCCAACTGACATCTGTCTCAATACCCGATTCATCCATCGGAATGATTGTCTCAGTCGGTAATCTAGCATCATTAATATTCCACAAAGGCATCCCATAGACTAGTTTTTCGCCCTTAATAAGTGGCTCGCCGTTAGCATCGTATAAGTCAAAATAGAAGTTATCGTATCTTGGACGATAAAACAAGATTAATTCAAAATCATCCGTCCCTGATGAAAGTGTAAAATCTTCAGGAAGACTATCTTTATTGACAATTAACTTATCTCGCAAACTCATAATCTTCCTCCTCACTTATAACGCATTTTTTTGCCAACGGGAATCTTAGTAGCCGACCAGCCATTCCATTTCTCCAGTTGTGACACGGATACATTGTACTTCTGAGCTACTTTCCAATAAGTATCACCAGCTTTAACAGTGATATACTTCTTAGAGCTCTTTTTGTGGCCTGCACCGGCTGTTTTGTTTTTCTTACCGCTGGAGGTTTTCTTCTTTTTCTTTTTAATATTGGAATCAGCCCAATTCACATAATCAAGTGTAACAGTGACCGGAATGACATTATTATAATCTTTATCATGAGTTTGAGTAGCTGTCTCAACCAAGCAGTGAGTATTTGAAACACTACCGCTATACTCGACTTCGATCATATTTTCACACCAATGTTGCAATTTAGTCCAACGCTTTTTTATTGATTCTAATGAATTGGGCTTACCTTGAATATGCCCCGTAATTGTTATCTGAGTCGTTCCATAGCTTGTAATGGTATTTAATGGCTGCCCTTTAATTACGGGATAAGAATTAACGGTTGCTGTTGGTGTGATATCTTCCTCATCGGCAAAAATAATAACGTAACTATCCTTGCTGCCAGGATTCACAGGTTGAATAACAACATCTTTGTTTCCACCAAATTGTGCTAATTCAGTCGTTATATTAGCCGATATCTCCTGCTTCAGCATTTTACGTTCGGCATTTTTTTGAGCCGTCAGCTGTTTTTTCTTAACTGATGCTAGTTTATTTTTAGCCGTTTTAGCTCTTTTTTTGAGCTTAGTAAGTGCGCCTGATTGTTCTTTCAGCACTTTGTTAAGGGCGTCAAGCTGATTTTTTAAGGCTTGTTTCTTAGTTCCGGTTGCCTTTGCGTACTGTTTAGTTACAATGGCAATTTTTTTCTTGGTGCTTGCAACAAGCTTCTCCTGGCTTTTAACATCTTTAGTCGCATTTTTATATTCACGCGTATCCTTAACAACAGATTTGCCGGTTGATTGATACTTTTGATAATCAGATTTAGCAGAATTAAACGCTGACTTTGCCTTAGCCAACGCACTTTTAGCAGCATTTAAAGTATCTAAATATTTTTGCAAATCTTTACTGGCGTTTACTACAGGCAAGGTAAATAGATAAGTAACAGCTGTACTTGAATCATGATTATTAAAACCAACATAAATAACGCTGCCACTAGCAAATACTGTCTCAGCCTCTGAAAGAGGATAAGACATGTTAAAAGTTGAAGTATCATAGGTTTTCACGAATTGAAGAGTATTAGTCTCAACGTTTACGCATCCCAAAGTGGCAGGATCGGCTGTAGAGTAACTGCCCGTATGCCACCATAAATACGGTAACGATAACGACTGGGATTGCCAGGTTTGGCTGCCTACATCATAACCAATGGCTGTTAAGTCAATTGAATACTTAGGATTATCGATATCACCCGGATCACATACATAATATTTAGTTCCACGAGTATAGCCGAGCATATTACTTGATTGATCATAGTTAACTCGAATTAAATCCGGAAATGTTGCTAACGCAGTCAGATTGTGGGCATCAATCGTTTTGCCAGCCTGGTATGAAAACTTAGATATTTGATAGCCGCCATTTGAGGCTAATGTATCTGACCAAATATTTCCCGATCCATCTAAGCCAAATGATCCACCATGGCCACCATTTTTAACGGTCATATAGTCAAGAGGATTAAGTGAACCATCAAATCTTACAAAGCATAAGCCATCACTACTGCTTTCTGTTCCAAGATAACCATCATTGCACGGCAAAATATATTGCGCACCGATGTAGGGGATCGTTGTTTTAGCAGTATACTGGCCAACTTTTTTGTTTCCGGCTTGATTAATTGAAACATACTTACCTGTGTCGTCCCCATCAGTGCTTTGATCCAGCATATTAAGATAGTCTGTATTAGCTTGTTCATAGACGCTTTCCGTCTTATTTAAAGTAGAAAGTGCTGAGTTATAGGCATTCTTTGCCGCATCCGAAGCTGTGCTCATTATAGATTACCTCTTTCCTGAGCCGACATAAGGTCAGCAAACATCTTCTGAACCGTATTCTTAATTGATGGCTCGAGCTCCGCAGCAAGTTGGTTTCCAGTTGTTGTGCTATCAGCATTGATATTAAAAGTTGCATTAAAGTTAACAACAACTGGCTGGCTTGTTTTAGAGGTCCTTTCACTAGCTTTGAATGGATTAAAAGCTAGTGGATTAAATCTATTAATCTCATCAAGGACTTTTTGAAGATTTGCTTTGCTAAATGGTGAATCAGCATGCTTTGATCGGGCATTTATAACTGAAGCAATTAATCCATCAGCCGTTTTCTTTTGAGGATTAATAGCAACTTCTGAATCTTTTTCTCCGAAAACATTTAGTTTACCCTTTTTTGACCAGCCACCATTGTTGTGAAGAAGTGTTTCAATTTTACGAGCACCATTAACGTGTTGAGCATTATAGCCACCACGTTCCCAGTCACTGGAAAAGGCATTGGCTAATGATGCAACGGATCCGGTTCCTCTAAGAATTCTTTTTAGAATAGAGCTGTTACTAGAATCGCCCTTCAAGGCAAAATCAATTTGAGTTCCAGCATTCTTCCAAGATTCACCATGGCTGCTAGCATACGATTTTAAAGAACTGAAACGGCCACCCAGCCATTGTCCCAGTCCGGAAGCACCGATACTGTTTTGAATACCCGGATTTAATCCGGACTCAAATTCCCAATTTCCTAATGCAGCAGCAATCCCTTTATTAGTTGCAGCTGGGTAAGCCCGTTTAATGGCAGCCGCCAACTTTTTGGCACGACTGGCAATGTCCCCACTAAGGGCAAGAGAACCAGCACTTCCAAGGCTCACTTGTAAATTCTTTTTAATCCAGCTTAATGCTTTGCTGCCTAATTCTTTCTTAGCAAGTGCTTCTAAGCGACTTGAAGCAGTTTTCTTAGTTTTATTGCCGCCAGATTTACTGGATAATCCCGGCACCGTTCTTAGACCTTTAAACCCACCACCAAAATCTTTGATGGGTCCATATTTTATTCCGTCGGTAGGATTTTCAGCATTCCACATACGGCCTTCGCCAGCAGTTGAACTAACAATCCCAACGTGGCCATTATAGAAAGCCAAGTCACCAGGCTCACCATTCTTCCAAGATACTGGTTTAGTGGCTGAAAATTCAGGCCCGGTTGTTGAACCGGGTAACGTGATTCCTAGCTTTTTAAGCGCCGTATAAACCAGTCCGGAACAGTCATAGGCATTGGGTCCAAGTCGAAGATTGGCGGCTTCTGAATAACGTAAATGAGCGGCTTTACCAAGTTTAATAGCTTCTTGAAGAAACTTGCCTTTAGAACCAGAGCCGGTTACACCATCTGATCCAATAGCATTTTCAATGACCGACCACATCGCAGCCGACCATGGTGCCCCAAACTTATCTGATGAGTTTTTGCCAAGTGCAGTCGTCCCTTTTTGCAAATCCGTTCCAGTACTATTAAGCGTGACATTAAACGTATTATTAAATGCTTTTGTGGGATTCTTAGAGCTTTTTTCAGCTAGTTTACGCAACTCACTGTGTGATACACCAGACCCCTTGGAAAAGTGGTTCAACCCAAGTTCTTTGACCTGTGAACCATTAAGAACCTGATCACCTTTTTGCAAAGCAACGGTTTGATTCTGACCTTTTGGCATAATAACGTGTCCATTATGAACAATGGCTTCTTGTCGCGAACCATAACCGGCATCATTGATGACAGCTAACTGGTTACGGTTGATTTTACCGTTAGTACCTTGAGCATAATGGATCTTATTGATAACAGAATTGTTTCCGCCAAATTGGCTTAATACTTTATCAATTCCTGAAATACCGCCATTTAATTTATCAACAGTATTTGACATGGCAGAATGGGCATAATCGCCCATTTTCCCGAGTGCTTTGCCAAAGCCGGTAGCCGTATCAGTCCCAGTATCAACAACACCTTTTTCAAGTTGATCCATCTGCTTCTGGACACCCTTTTGCATGTCGTCATAGTCAGAAATCGAATTATTTTTAACTTTAGCAGTTAGATTACCGGTATCATTCTTGATATTGTTCCAACGGCCAGTATTGTATTTATCAAATTGATCAAGTTGTGTTTGAGCACCCTTTTGGAGCTGATCATAGTCTTTAATGGTTCCCTTTTGAATATTGTTAGTCTGTTTACCGGTTTTACTATTGATATCTTTCCAGCTTGACAAATTATATTTATTAAACTGATTAAGCTGTTTAGATGTTCCCTTTTGCAGTTTGTCATATTCATCAATAGTTTCTTTACGAGTTTGTTGAGCATATTTGCTGGTTTCAGAATGAATCTTCTTAGCTGTCCCTTGTGGTCCCTTACCATCTGCATATCCATTGAGAATCAAGCCAGCTCCCAAGCCGCCATTCAGAATTCGTTTTGTTTGTTGAGCATTGATAATCCGCTCACCAGATTTAACAGGTGCAACTTCAGGACCATTTTCGCCAAGTAGTCTTGCATGTCGACCATTAACCATATAGGCAAGCTCGGGACCACCTTCACCAACAAGTGCCCGATGACTTTTCCTCATTAGGCCACCTTGAGCATGTGATCCTAACTTTTTGGATGAATGATGCGAGCTGGACTTACGCGATCCAGTTAATTTACCAATAAGTGTTTTAACGCCACCAGTAACATTCCCAATAATCTTTCCAAGAGTCCCAAAAACATCTTTTGCGAGATTTTTTATCGTTCCCAATGCACTCGTAAATATGTTAAAGAACCCGCCAAAGACTTCCTTAGCATCTTTCCAAGCCTTTGACCAACGGCCGTGTACAAGATCATTAATACCGCTAAACGTGCCACCAACTATTTTGGCTACTCCTTTTACAGTACCGGCAATTCCCTTAAAAATAGTGCCAACAACTTTAAATGCACCACCAAGTAAATGGCCGAATACTTTAATCGACGTACTTAGTTCAGTAACAAACACATCTTTCCAAAGTGTTCTAAGTGGCGTAGCGTATTTCATAATTGTTGAAAAAGCTTTGCCAACTTTAGGTGCAATTTGATCAAACGACTTTGAAATTGAATGCCAAGCGCTCTCAAAAGGCTTTTTAAGACCTTTGGTAGTAGAATTCCACGACTTACTGATATATTTGCCAGCAGAACCAAACGCTTTGGAAACTGGCTTTAATTGTTCACCAATTCGATGGCCCATTTTGGTTTTGCTAAATTTATGAACAGCCTTACCTGCCCATCCACCAACTACATTTCCAATCATTGAACCAACGGCAGCACCAGCAGTACCTCCAAAGAAGAAACCAACGCCACCACCGACTGCAGTACCAATGCTTTTTCCGAAGTCTTTAAATTTAGTCTTACGATTTTTGGACTTAATAACTTTATATAAATCGAATCCAGAACTCGCTGCAATTCCAATACCTACTCCAGCACCAGCAACTTTACCAAAGGTGGAGGTTTCTCGCATGATGCCACCCTTGGTAACCCGCGAACCGATTTGGCCGGCATTCTTTTTGATTAATCGTTTGCCTAATATTCCACCGAACATATTATGGCGACTTGTTAATACGTTTGAAATTAAACCGCCTCGGCTAATTTTGTTTGATCGCCCAGCCATTCCAGCAATATTTTTTAGACCTTTTACTGATTTATTACTGTGTTTACCAGTAATCAGGTTGGCCGCACCTCTGAACAGTTTGCTAGTAACGTATGCACTTCCACCGATAGCAGCCGTAGCCGTTCCAAAGCCAATAACTTCTTTCATTGGTTTGGGAAGTTTAATTAGTACGTCTAAAAATTTGTTAGCTGAATGAAGCGATTTTGTAAAGAAAGGAAGAACGGTTTTAGTAAATCCCAATCCCATAACATTCATGAATTGTTTAAACTGTTTAATCTGGTTTTGCCAAGATTTCATGTTCTTTTTGGCAAGATATTCGTCATATCCTTTGCCGCCATACATATTTTGAGCATTACCAACATGCCTAGTTAATCCACGAAGAGTATTAGTTCCAGTGTCACCCTTCTTGCCGACCAATTCCATTAAATCCAAGCCCGCTTGTTGACCTGTTGTGCCAAAAAATTTACGGGCAAAGTCGTCTTTTTTAGAAGTTGTTAGATGTCTAGTTTGATGGTTAATGTAATCTAATAATGCAGGTAACGATTTAAGCTGTCCATTTTTATTGTAGAAACCGCTTTGCTTAATATGGTATTGCTCCATAATTGGCCCTTGCTGGGACATTTTGCTAAGATTAGGCGAAGCAAATGCGTTAATAACCTTACGTAACCCAGTACCTGCAATGGATCCATCAAGTCCACGGTTAGACATAATACCAATTGCAGCAACAGTACTTGCCAAACTTTCATGTGCACTATGTGCAACCTGAGAAGCATACTTTAACGCCTCACCCGTTCCGCTAAAGTTGGTAGCCGACAAATCAGCTCCATACGCCATTTGGTTAGTAACCAACTTGGTATATTCCTTCATTCGCTTGACAGAATTACCGGCACGGTTCTTATAACCAAATGATTCAAGCGCTGGGGCTGCATTATTAACGACAGACAGATAGGGGTCTCCAGACGCTCTAGCAGCCTGTAGGAAGTATTCATGAGCTCCCAGTTCCTGCTTACCGTTGTAACCCCGACGAATCAATTCTTCGCCGCCTTTGGCCATATCAACGGGAGATACACCATAGCGAGTAGCAAATTGATTATTTTCTTTGGCCATTGTTGCGGTTTCATTCTTAGCTGCTGATGAAGATTCACCGCCAGTATGGATTAAGTTACGAATAGTAGTGTAGCGATTTTGTAAATTAGTAGCTTCGTCAGCAGACTTTTTAAATGCTGCGGCAACTGGAACCATTGCCATGGCCACCATAGTTCCCATATCGGATAACTTGCTACCAGCATCGTAAAGTTTACCAAACGAAGAACTTGTCTTATCAGAATGGTTTCTAACCTTACTCATACTCTGGTCAAAGCGAGTACCCATTCTTTCAGATCCGCCAGCCGCTTTATCCATATTTTCGCGCATAACCCGTGACATAGTGGTTGACTTGGTCTTAGTTTTGTCCATGTCATCTTTGGTTTGGGATAAATTGGTTTTAACCTTAATATTTATCGAGTTAGGAATATTTTTATAGGCACTTTTAATTTCTTTCGCACTATCAGAAAAAGCCTTGCTGGCTTGTCCCGCATATTCACGAGATTTGTCAGCAAGGCTTTTAGAACGATCTATAACTGAATCAAATGACTTTCCCCAATTATCAGAAAAAGAATTTGCCTTGCTGGATAACTGATCAAATTTATCATTTATTTTTTGGAATCCACTAACCGAAATGTCTCTACCAAAATGAGAAAGCACATCATTGGTATCTCGAGAATTTCTTTTAAGCTTATCCATCAAGTCATTTGCACGAGTTAGCTCATCCATATTTTCTGCAACAACGCGGAAGCCAACCTTGGCACTTCTTGCATATGCCATTTATAGCCCTCCTCCTGCCATCTCAGCCATTACTTTTACCCGCTTGCCATTTGCCCAATTCAAAATTGAAAGCTCACTGGCGTTCATTAATTTAATTGGTCGGGGCAATCCTTCGGCTAGTCCTGCGTAAATATAGCTTTGCCATCCTGCCTGAGACGCAACGTGTTGTTCCATAAACCGATCTATGTCTCCACCTGATCTAAAAGGATTAGTCAAGTTGTTCTTGAAGAAACGTATCACATTGATCAAGCACGGTGGCCAATTTCTTGTGATCATCCCAGTAAGCCCATCCCATTTTTTTGGTTTCACCATGTGAAGTAGGGTTTTGAATAACTTGTGGTAGATCAAGGGCTTCATTCCCCCTCATCAGGGCTCCCCAATATGCTCGATTACCACTTTGAATCAAATCCATAAAGCCAACAGCTTTTTCATAACCAGGGAACTTAAATACATAAGTAATGTTCTCCTTGGATTTAGGGTCCCAAATTTTGAAATTACCAACAATATATTTACCACTATTGTTAACATTTAATTTAGGTTCCTTAATTGGGTCCTCTTTTGAGGGTGTGCTTTTAGAATTAATCTTTGCTTCTTCAGCCATAACTTACTTCTCCTTTTGTCTTTTAGTTATCGTCACTAACGGGTTCAACTTGATAATCAGGACATTCAAAGATCACTGATCGAGTCGGGTAACCAGTTCCGTCTGAAATATTCGGAACTTTTTGTAAAACAGCATGTTCTGAATGTACCCATTCTGCTTTATTCTTAACACTAATCGGCACTTCTTGGTAGGTACCGGCCATATCAAGAATTTGTTTATAGGCAGCCGTGTTAGGATCCAAAGTGAAGGTCATCGTACCTGATTGATCATGCTGAATAGCCATCTTGTGATTACCAAAAGCATCATTAGAAGCTGTGGCATCATTATTAGTTTGAGTTGAGGAGAAAAAGTCACCAGGCCCCCACTCAGTAATTGGAATACCGTTAATTGAAGTTGCTGTGTCGATACAGTCATATCGATGATATGTTTCTGGCATTTTTTAACACTCCTTTTTATAAGTCAATTACACCAGTGATGTAGCCATCGTCAATAGATGCTGCTGGCTCATACTTCCAGCTAAGGCCTTTATATTTACGAGCCTTAATATCAACATCTTTCATATCATCACGCGGTAATGCTGTAATTACAGCGGTTGTTTTACCATTTGAATCACTATCAATAATTCCTTGACCATAAGCAGTAGCAAAAACACTTTGTAATGCGGTTGCCAAGACGTTAATTCCGTTAGCATCAAATGATAGTTTATCGTTCTTAGTCATGACGGCGGTTAATTCTTTAAGCGAATGACGAACTATCCAGTCCAACCCTAAGAATTGATCAATATAATCACCAGTTAAAGTCTTACCATCACGCAAAATCGGTGTACCTTGAGCATAATAATAAGTATTAACGTTAGCTTGCTCATATGGTGTTAATTGATTCTGCTGAAATGAAAGCTGATCTTGGGGTTGTACGCCTACTAAACCAGTTAGATTGGCACCGTCAAAGGTTCCGACCGTTAAACCGGCGACTCGTCCAACATACGCACTTGATAGAACATCTTGATTTTCACCATCATCACTAACCGGAACGCTAAATCCAGCAGTCCGTTCATTATACGAAAGCGGAGCAAGTTTTGAAATATCTTCTGAATCGACTAAAAGAATTTCTTGTCCCTGCGACTCGATATAATTGGACATAGCCTGGATTTCATCATCACCTAAGCCAACGGGAATGACATACTCTGCACCGGAGAAAAAATATTTTTTCAGTGCCGAAATGACATTATCTGTATTTGCCATTTGTGAGTTCCTCCTCTAGTTTATTTTGCAATATTTTGACTAACTGCAGATTGCGGAACATCTTTTACAGCCGTCGTTGAATCTGAGTGAGCCTTAAAATTTGTGTTGGTAACTTTGTCCATTGCTAATTTAAACAATCCTTTTGCCAAAGATGTACCTGAAGCAAGTGTTTTTACTGTGTTAACGATAGTGGCATCATCTAAAGCTACTTTAAGAGATAAAGTAACCCCTTCAGTTTCACCGTCAAACACTAAATAATTTTTACCGTCTTCTGATTCGAGTTTAATCATTGTTTATTCCTCCATTATGATTCTGCATTTACAGTAGCAGTAGCGGTTGCAGTAAAGCTGCCATCAATTGTTTTGGCTATTACATTAGCTGTTCCGGCTTTAAGATAAGTGACCTTACCAGCGTCATCAACGGTCAATACTGAATTATCACTTGATGACCAGGTGACATCCTTATTGGTTGCATTATTAGGAGCCACGTTGGCTACTAATGTATCAGTACCACCTGCCGTGCCTGTTAAGGTCGTTTTATTAAGTGTGACACCTGATACAGGAATATTAGGAGCCGCTACACTTACGCTTGCAGTAGTAATAATTTCATCATTAACACCCGTCTTGAATGTCAAAGTTGCATGCCCGGCAGCCTTTAATTCAATTGAGAATGAACCGTCAGTATTTGGTGAAATCGTTGCTACGCTGGTGTCGCCAGAAACTGCACTAACTGTTTTATCAGTAGTTGTTGCCGGTAAGACTGTTGGCGTAATCTTCAATGTTGTTCCTACAGTTCCGGTTAAAATTGAACTATCAAGAGTAATTGAAACCGGTGAAACGTAAGAATCTTCTGGTACTACGGTCAGTACAAGAATTGATTGTGGTGGGTTAATCCCGTTAAAAGCCGCATTTGCATGCTTATAAAGCAAACTGTCGACATCATAGTCGTTTTGAACATCGTCTAAACTATTGTATTGTTTAAGACTGGCTGTTGTTGCGCTTGAATCCTCAATCACGTACATTGGCACTTGGTCGCCTAAGTCTTGTACCGCCCTGGCGACGGTCACGCTAGTGTGAATTGGTCCTAACGGACTGTTAACTTCATATGCCATTTTTTATACCTCCTATTTATTTACCTGACCATTGGGGTTGTTATAATCATCAAAAGTCGGTAATTCGCTATCAAAGTTACGTTGCAAACGTAACTGTAAATCAAATCCATATTCATATTCTGAACTAACGGTTATTAATACCGTTCTGCTAGATGGATCCAGTACATCCACAACAGTGATACCATCTTGACTAAGTTCATAGTGAACTTCCGGATCACGTAAAATGGCCTGAATGTCATCTGAAATATGCAATGCCTGCATCTTTAAATTTGAATGAACGGTAACTGATACATATGTTTCAAATGGCTCATGATTGGGTGAATGTGCCCACCAATCACGAATAACATTTCCTTTGGGATTAACAACAATAAAAGGAAAAGATGGTTTTTTACCGGATTGATATTCTTCAATTACATGCAAACCATCCAGCCCAGTAATGTCCATAATGCGTTCTCTGATCGTCTTTACCATACCATCCCAGTCAAAGGTCCGGATCATCGTTATTCGCCTCCTGTGAACTATCTTTGAGATAGTACATACAGATATCAGCAAGTTGGTTGTACCGATCAGGCCCAATAACAATCAGTCTTTGCCATCTCGTTTCATCGTCATCATTCTTAAGCTTAATGATGGTACCAACTTGCACCCTGTGCTTTGAATACCATTCAAATGAAAAATTAATTGATTGACCAGAATCATCGGTTATCAATGTGTCTGAACTATTGGAATTATCAGCCGGAATAACCGGTTCAACGTCATCAATATATGGTTGATCACTTGTGTTAGCAGGAATATATTGTCCCTGATCATCCATACCTCCATCGTCAAACTGGTTTCCTTGATAAATCCTTATGGGAATTCCATAACGTTTTATTAAGTTCTTTTTAGTAAATCTCATGTATCAATCACTCGATAACTTATTGATCTAAGCATCGTCCCAGTGTCAACAAGGGGATCATCTTTTCCTTTGTTTGCAATTGTTAGTGGGGCATTGCTTGGATTAACTTTAAGAACAATATTATCTTTGATATATCCTTTGAGCTTTAAACCAATATGCTCATACAATTCTCGTGGTGTAAGTTCACGATTCATAATCCTATTTAAATCATCTTCAACACTGTCAAAAATGCTCCACATATGATCATCAACACCATCCCTCAGGAATGATCTTTCAGGTATATGAACATGCTTTACAAGGATAAAATAGATATCCAAGCCGCCATTGTTATTATTCATCGCTAAAACATTCTTACCCTTGGGTTTGAACAGCTTGTTGCCAAAATCACTTGCTTTATGGTGTAATCCCAATTTAGTCGGAATTGTCAACCACGCTCCATGAATTGGCGTTATATCAGCTCCAAATTCATTAACCGTAGCAATCATTTGAAGAAATTCAAGCCCTTTATTTCCTACATCTAGCAATACACCGGCTTCAACTAAGTAATGATTTAATTCCCTCAAAGACGCCATAATTTCTGGAATGTGATTTTCATCAGACATCTCATCCAAGCTTCATCACCCACTTTCCAAATCCGAGCGATGCAAGCAAGTTTTGATATGCCTCTTCCCATGGATTAGTAGCATTTTCACTATAGTCAGTTTCTAATCGACCAGCCTTGTCTGATGACACTCCGCTAGCAACATCAGATGACATCCAGAGAAGCGATAAGGCCTTATATCTAGTTGCAAGGGTAATTGTATCTGAATCAGCACCAGCCAGATTAGAGTGCATTACAACCAGATAAGCGTCCTCAATTGTTTGGTTAATTGAGGGATCTGACAAGTTATCAAGCATCCCATTAGAAACATCTTTCATCAAGGTCACCATGTTTGCTTCATCAAAAGGAAGTGTCATCATAATCACCCCTAGTCGTTAATGGCAATAACCAACTTCTTGCCTGTTTTAACATCAGCAGTACGTGGAATATGATTAATAACTGCTAAATATCCAACGCTGGTGTGGTTAGCTGTGGCAATTGCCCATAATTCATCACCATCTTGAACAATATAATAGGTCTTGCCATTTTCGGTGTAATTCTTAGTTGTATCAATTTGATCTGGATACATCATGGATCACTTCCTCCTTTTAAGCAGCCGTTGTAATGTCAAGAATAAATACTTGTTTAGCAACGGTAATTGTTGGCACAAATTTTTCATCGACAATGGTCTTGACAGTCACTGGATCTGAGGAAGCACTAGTTGAAAGAGAAACACCAGTATCAAAAATAGATACAGTCGTTCCTGAAACTGGAACACTTTCTTCCGGTGTTTCAACAAAATTCATTTGACCAATCGGCTCATTGGCAGTCCCTGGTAAGAAAATAATCTTGCCATCTGGAATGAACTTTTCAAACGTACCGTTGTTATTCCATCCTTTATCATAAACAACTACCTGTAATCCTAGGAACGCTGAGAACCATTGCTCAACAACAGGCTGAGTAAGAATGTTTCCCTGTGGTGATACCGTCCCAGAAAAAATGGTGTTTTTTAGTGCAGCATTGTGCATCAAAATATACATAGTCTTTGAATTCATTAAGACCCGAGTTAAAGCCGTACCAACTTTTTGCGAGGCAGTATCCTTAACACTACTGATGTCATCATATGGATTAGAGGAATCATCAGTCCATACTTTAGCAACTTTCATATTCTGGAATGACTCATAGCCAAAGTCTGCCAGTTGATTACCCAGAAGCAGCTTGCCGTTCAAAAGTGCTTGGACGGCGTAATACTCGCGAGTAAACCGAGCACGTAAAAGCAAATTAGCTTGATCATCGTACAATTTCTTAGTGATGGTCAAAATCAAATTTTCGTCATTAGATGCAATGGCATTATTTAAATCTTTAAAATCGTACTCATTAAGGTTCAACTTGTTTTTAAATTTGTAAGTTGGCAATGTGCCAGTTTGAAGTGAGCCACGTTCAACAGGCAATGCTGCTGAATCTTCTTTGGTTAAATCAAGTGGTGCTGGATATAAGTCTTGACCGTTAATTAATTTAACGTTATCAGCCTGTTGCTTAGTGGGGGTAAACAAAGCTTCCATTAGGTAAGGAGCTGTGTATTGCGGATTAGTGTTCCAATAGCCTTGCAGGTAATTGGAAGTTAGTAAATCAAATGCGGTTGCCACGATATAACATCTCCTTATCGATTAATTAATTTAACGCCAGGTGTTTTACCAGCAACCGCCTGTAATGCGGCTACAACAGTACTATCAAGTAATTTCTGGCGTAAATAAACATTTTCAAACCAAATTGTTACGTCTGCATCTCCAGCAGTAACATCCGTGTCTGCAGCAACTACGCCCGCAAACACTTGTCCTTCGGCACCTGTAAATGCTGACAGCTTAGTAGTGCCTATAGATTGATCGGCGCTCAACCAGTCAACTGTCGCGCTGACTGGAGTACCTTGTAAAATAACTTTCTTACCATCAGAACCAGCTGTGACAGTCGTACTGTCAATTGTTCCTGGTAAGCTAACGGTTAAATCTTGCCGAATTCTTGGATCAGAGTTGGCAAAGTATTGTGTATCAGCCATAGGTTACATCTCCTATTTTTCTATTTATCAAAGAATTTTCCCTTGAATCTATCTGGATCTCCCAGCGTTTTTTTAGCAACTAATTCGCCAAAACTAGGGGCAGCATTATTTTGCTGTGTATTACTATTTGGAATTTGATTATTTTTAAACATGTTTTTCTTGGTAATCTTAACTACTCGATCAAGCATTGACTTGAAGTTATCAACATTGTGCTTAGTCGTGTCTGGGTTATCACTAACTAGTGTGTCAACATCTTCGTTAGTAAATTGATAACCAGTATCCTTAAGCTGATTAAGGACCTCATTACGCATATCAGATCGATTCTTTTCAGCCTTAAGCTGGTTATTTTCATTAATGATTTCTTTAATACGTGCCTGTTGCTTTTCTGCATCGGTCATTTGTGCATATTGTTCGGCACTACTTTTCCCAGCTTTTTTACCTTCCTCAATGCCCTTTTTGTGGGCTCGGAATTCACGATCTTTAAGCAATTTATCAACTTCTGCTTGTGTGAATGTCTTACCATCATCACCAGTTTGATTACTATCGGCATCAGATGGCTTACCACCATTGCTCTCCGTATCAGTTTGACTATTTTGATTAGCGCCGTTTAGCGTTGGGTTATTGTCGCTTTGATTAGCTTTAGTAACCGCACTAACCAGACTCTTCATAAAATCATTACCTGATTGACCACTTTGACTCCTTGAATTAGCTTGCGTATTATTGTTGTTATTTTGATCACCTTCGCCACCATCACCACCTTGTGCACCAGGTTGAGATAGGCTACCTGCTTGACCATCATCGGCAAAATACTGTAAGTTCATGTTTAACTTATCTGATTCCATGTGTTGCCTCCGTTTATAGCCTGTCGGCTGTTAATTCCTTGCGTAGTTTAATGTCTTAAGCATGTTTGGGACAAAACAAAAAGCACTCTAAAATCAATTAGAATGCTTGTTACTTTCTATTTCGTTTGCTGTTCCTTTTTCCATAAATAATCCATCAACAGTTACTGTAAAAGTATTATTGGCTTTTGACTGGCAAAATATGAGCAATTTTGGTGCAACGACAATTAGGATGCGAATCATCGGGAATGCTCGGAGAGCTGGCATCATTAACGGCATAGGGGCCATTGTCAGCAATTCCCTCACATTTGTCGCACGCTCCCGGCTGTGTTACCCAATCAAAATAGGCCATTCCTTGAGCCTTAAATACTTGCATGGTGGCACGGTCAAGAACCCGAGCTCGTTCAGTAACAATCACGCGCTTAATATAGACATCATTAGTTTCAAACACCCCAGTTACTGTTTGTGGTTTGGCCGTACGAATACTCGGAAATAACTGGTTGACATCCGTTTGTTTTAATCCGGTTCGCAATGATTTAGCCACTAATGCCTGAACATTGTTAACGAGGTTATCGTTGTATAGCCAAATGTCATTACTCCACTGGCTACCATCAATAGTTTTACTGATGATCTGTTCGGAATTATGCAAGATCTCTCGCTTGGTAAGCTTAGCTTCTTTAACAATATCCGCACCCATTTTCTTAGCCAACCGATTGTTGTTGAATTGCCGACTAACATCCCGCTTAAAATCACTATTCAACGTTTGGCTGAGCAATTTAATGGTGGAAACTGTTGCCCAGGCAATGCTAAAACCGATCAAAGAATTTAAAGTATGGTATCTGTCAATTGGCGCATTCCTGGTATATTCCTTAAATCGGTTTTGAGATTGAGAATCATCATCTATCCGTGCTTGTTTCTGAAAATGAAATAGCCGATGTCTGTCAGCATTTGAATCACGCTTTAAAAGATCAACGTATCTTAATAGTCCGTTAACGCCATATTCAGCAATGAAAAAGTTAAGATGGTCCTCAATATCTTGCAATGCATTTTGATAAAAGTCATGAGATTTCCCATAAACTTTTTGATCATCTTTTAGTAACTTGGCAATATATTTTTTCTCTTGACGTTTATTAATTGGCTTCATTCGTCACCGCCACTGCTATTGTTGATATCATCATTAGATGTGTCATCTTCACTATTGGGATCAAGATATGGATCCGGCATACGTTCTTTGGCTTGTTGTGCCAGCTGATCCTGCTCATCTGCAATCTTTTGCATTTCTTTTTTAGCATCTGGAACATTAGAAAGCGACGCAATGGCTGTTTCTTGGGAAGTAGTCGATTGCAATTCATTAGCGGTTTGAGCCTCCGCCAACAAATTATGAGGAATTGTGAAATTAAATGTATATTCAAGGTTATCAACATCATTAACATTAATTCCTTGTGCTTCCAGTGCGCATGCCCAAATTTGTGTCAATGAACGCTTGAACTTAGTTTCTTTAGCAAGCGCCTTGAGTTTCATGGAATGAATCTTAAAATCGAGAGCTTGTGCAGCCGACGTACTGAAATCAACGTTATCTAGATTAGCAATTTGGGACACCTGATAAATGAAATCAGTATCATGTTGAATTTGATTTTCCTGTAATTCATCGCCAGTTGGTTTTTCCATAAATTCAGCATCAGGAGTTGGTAAAGCTCTCGACTCATCTGAATTTGCCCATGATTTATCCAAAAATAGGTTGAGTACCCTGGATTGCTTAATATCATCAAATTGTTCATCAGATAATTCAGAATTAATCACTTTCAGAACACTAGCAGCAAATGAATCCGAATCATTAGCCTTAGCACTCATGGCTCCATCCAAATCATCAACTAAACTAACCGTATCATCGAATACCCCAAGACGTTCTTCGTTGTCTATAACTTCAACAATTGGCAGTTGAATAAAGGGGTGAGCATTTTTATCATCAATCCCAGTATCAGGATCTGGGTTATCATCAAACGAAACTGATTGCATATTAGTGGCATCACTAGCAAACGGTACAGTATCATTCACTTCAATCAAGCTGCCATGCAATATTTGATGGCCCAATTTGTCAGGCCGGTAACTATATGTGACACCAAATAGAGGCTCATTTTTGACCGTGTTGTCATAGACAATAAAGGTATTTAATGGATCTAAAAAAGTAATATGAGGATAGGCGTCCTTATCCGTGTAAAGGTATAAATACGACCTCCCATAAACGCTTGACCATTTAGACGCTTCTGTAAACACATCATCCAGTACCTGATGTTTTGTCATATCTTGAATAAGATTATTAACTTTATCGCTTTCGCTTGTTTCCTCCTCAGAGGGGTCTTGATATGCAATATCAACCGGCGTACCAATAAAGTAACCATTGAAAGAATCCACTAGTTTCTTAGGCATATTAACAATTCTACGATTATCCGGATCACCATGTGGTGTCGGCTTCCGATTCAAAATGTTTATATGGCGTCCCTTATAATATTGGCGTTTCATATCGTAGATTGGTGCTAAACGTGTTCGATGAGTATTGATCATGTTATACAAATCAACTGGGTTATCTTTAATATTCTGAGATGTTGAATAATGAAAAACATCATTATCATCTAGATAAGCACTACCAGATAAATTAACCGCATTATCATTTGTCCAGCCTAGTTTTGAAGCATCTCTACCAGAAATAAAGGTGTCTTGAATGTTTGGATAATGTTTACTCAGGATGTCATCAATTTTTTGTTTCATAACTACTTAAATACCTCGCTTAAATAATTTAACTTTGGCATTGAGATGTGGGTCAATTTTCAATCCCAATTTACGGGCATTATCAATGGCAAAATACTTAAAAGCATCAACCGTATGGTCATTTTCTTTAATCACTTTGGGATCATCACTATGAACTGTCTTCTCGTCCCATTGATATTGTTCATGCTGCTTAATAAATATTTGATTCTCAGGCGTATCCAAGTAATACACACGTCCCTGGGCCAAGAGTGACGACACATAGTCAATCATCGTTGCTTCATCACTCTTGGCCACACCGTGCCAGACTTCGTTATATTCTTTCGCGAATTCATTTCGTAATGCACCTTCAGCTGAGTCGATCGTACGTTTACCCACTGGTAACTGGTAATTCATTGAGTCCTCAAAAAATTTAACTTCAGGGACCAGGTCACTAGGAGCCTTTTTTCGAGATTGGTGTTCCGGGCTGTAATAGTATGTGTGCAGCAAAATAACTTTGCCCTTTGCCGTAACACCAATGGCTAAACAAGTAGTTGCTGAATTGATATGACCAGCATCAATTGAATAGTAAAGGGTAACCAGGGGATCATCGTTAATTAATTCGGTCAAAGGATGAAACAATTTCATGTTATAAACGTTAGTCCCCAAGCCAATAACCTTCCCCAGATACAACCATTTGTAATACTCCGGGTCGTTCTTTTTGTATGTTTCAATTAAAGTCAATTGCTGTGAATCCGTGATACCTAATTTATCATCTAGGTACGTTGAGGTATCAATAAAGCACTGTGGATCCTGTTCCTGCTTAGCAATCCATTCATTGATCCAATCATATGGATTACGTGGTGGATTATAGCTATAAAATACCTTCACATCGTTAACCCAGGGAGATTTTTGACGAATAAATGTGGGATTAGTTTGGTCGAAAACTTCAGCGCTCTTAAAGTTGGCTGCTTCTTCGTACCAAAGAGCAATAACATTTTGAATGGTATTGGATTTCAACTTTTCAGGCTTATCACCACCATAAAAATAAAACGCACTCCCCGATGAAATATGGGTAATACGCATTGGTGAAACTGAGTATCTAAATTCATCCGTCATGTTAAGCATATCGATTGCCCAGCAAATCTGACCATATACGGAATCTCGCAGATTAACCGTATTTTCCCGAATGCAGACAACGTTCACTTTATGGCCTAACTGAGCCTGCTTCTTCAGCATAGTCAACAACTTTAGGCTAATGGTTGATGATTTGAATGATCCCCGGCCGCCCTTAGCAATAACGTAAGGACGCTTCGTCGTCCACATCTTTTTGAAATGGGGATTAATAACCTGAGATATTTTAATTACTCGTTTAGTTTTAACCGCCATTATCAGTATCCTCCAAATCATTAACGATCAGCGTACTATCATCATGCTGATTAACCTTTTGAATTTCTTTAGCCTTCGCTTCGGCAATTTTTGCCTCAGCAGTTGCCTTACGTATTTGAGCTTTAGATGATTGTTTTAATCCAAGGACATCAGTAATATCTTCGAGTGACTGAAGCATAGCATCAGCCGTTGCCTTCCTGATACCGTGAGTCACAATGTCAGTCTTGGATTCATCATGTAAAAACGTATATGAATCGATTACTCTTTCCAGAGACCAGTGATATTTACGAGCTGTTTCTTGGGAAATCTCAACAATTCTCTCATGAACTTTTTTATTCTTATTAAGCCGAGAACTCTCGCGCATTGCACTTGCCACAGAAGGCCCCATCACTTTATAAGCCTCTAAGTATGCCCGATATAATGGCATTTTTTGACCGCCAACTAGCCATGCAAAGGCTTCTTGCTGTGGATTCAAATCACCAGAGCTACCTTTATTTTTGGGTGCAACCTTTTTGGATTTTGTGCACACCCTTTTTTCAGCTTTGCGCGCACCCTTTTTGGTTGGGGTGCGTTGCCAACCATATCGCTTTTTCCATGATTTAACAGTGTTTAGTGACACTTGATACTTGTCAGCAATGTCTTTGTACTTCATTCCAGACAGATAATCTTTCTCGGCTTGTTCCCGATTACTCATTACGTATCACCACACCTCCATATTAGTTATTTTATGTACCAAAAATCATCATAATTAATCGTTGCGGTCACTTTCGTTTACTACACCACACTCAACAGGCCGTGCCTGAGTATCACGCCGAATAACCAGTTGGCACACCTTATCGCCCTTGTTAATTTGATTAGGTTGATTGGATAAATTAACGAAGATCGCCATAATTTCATCATGATATCCATTACCGATAATTGTCTGAATACATTTAGCGGGCGACTGGATGGTAAATTCTGGTTCTGGCCTAATCTCCGACAAATATCCTTTATTAAGTTGAATAGAAATTCCCAGCGAAACGCGCTTAGTCTCAAATGGTGCAAAATAAACAGTTTGATCAGCATATAAACCAAAACCCGTATCATCTGGATGCACCTTATGTGGCGCAATGGCAGATGCTGTCATCTTCTTGTATTTAAGAAATACCTTTGGCATGTCTAGCCTCCTGTAGTTTTAATTCATTCAATTTACGTGCCCTCAATGCTTTTCGCTTACGATCTTTAACTTTTGACTTCTTGTGACTTTTTGTGTGCTTACTATGTTTACTCATAAATGAATCGCCTCAATACTTTTTATTTTTTAACTGTTATATTTCTAAAAAATGGTTTGCCGTGAGATAATAAAAGTAAATGTTGTGGTATGTTTGTTTGTCGTGCAATTGTTTAAGGGGGGGCATCTGCGATGACAATACTCAATAATGATAAAATTTATCAATTGCTTAATGAGCGTGGATTAGGAGATGTTGGCCCAGAAACTGCTGAAGCAGTCGAATCAATTCTGGGAGAACTTGACCGAAAAAATGTTTTAAGAAAAAATAATAGCAAGAATTATTTTATTGACCGTTCCACCCTTGAAGCCACATCTTTCTTAAGAGCATTAGTTGAACAAAATTGGATAATAATTGCACAAAATGAGAAGATTATCAAAGCGTTAAATGCTTCTGATATGAATTGATCCTATAAAAAGAAATAGCCTTCTAGAATGATATTAATGATTTAAAGCCGGAATCAGATTAACTCTTAGACAAATTAATTGCATTATTCATATATATGCCAGACAATAAGGTTGGATTAAGCATAAAGAGGAGGTGCTATTCATGAGTCTAAAAGATAAAGCAGATAGTACTAAAGATAAGGTCAGCGGTAAAGCCAAAGAAGTTGAAGGCAAAGCTACCGGCGATAAAGCTAGAGAAGCCCAAGGAAAAGGCCAGGGACTTCTTGGTAAGGCTAAAGACAAGATTGCCGATGCTAAAGATGCCGTTAAAGACACTGTCGATGACCTCAAGAAAAAATCAGATAAGTAGTTTTTGATTTGCAGACAAGCTAATTAGGCTTGCCTGTTTTCTTTTTAACTAAATTAAAAACGCCCTCTTTACGAAGACGCTGTTTTAAGTTCTTATCCAGTTGTTTGTCAATCCGATATTCCTCTTTGGAAACGTAGCCGTAGCTAGTTTGCTTCATTGGTGTATACGGATGTTTGCGATCACTCATCAGTACCACCAGCCCTTATGACGGCCGTATTCAATAATGCCAGCTGGCAGCAATATGACAAGGTCTAAAATAACTAATGTGGTCACATTGCCACCTCCTTGTGATATAATTATTTGTGAAGAACTGGTATGACAGTTTTTCAAATTTCACTCATATGATTTACCTTGTGATTTTATATAGCAATGCAATTGCTGGTGAACTTTTGCATTGCTATATTTTGTAAGCGCAACCAAATGTGCTATAATTAGTTATAGAGGTTGTATTGCCTCAGTGAATATCTCTTTAAATATAGTTAGCTGTCTCTGTAGGACGCTTAATAGCGTCCCTTTTTTTATTGCAAAATAAAAGCCGGTGTTTTCCACGCACCGGTCACACTCACAGATGACGTTAACAGAAACAGAGCATCTCGCGTACTTAACTATATTTTCGATAAAATAAATCGTCCGTGAGCTTAAAGCTGCCCGTGAGAATCGAACTCACAACTAATCACCAGATGACAGTCCACTTATCAATTTGTATTAATGGAGTGTGCTAATTAAAGCACAACGTGACTGGCAGGGAATCGAACCCTGCACGGTAAGCTATCCGCCCTCTTCGTACATATACGTTACAGTCACACATCTAATTTTGAAGGGTGAAACTCTTTTGACAAATTCCACAATACCAATATAACTCTTAATTCCGTATAAATAGTCCGATCATAGTCCACTTTTAGTCCGGTTTGAGTCCGATTTATAAATGTGCAAATCATCTAAAAGATACGTATCGGCAAACTGCAATAACGCACTGGGCTTAATATGCTCAAAATAATGTGATCGAGAATAACCAATGGACATATAACACATTGTATCCGTGTAGTTATTTAAATACCTCATACTTAAAAGCTCCTTACCGATACTATCACATCTGCCAATTGCTTCAACCGTTCTTTCGACAATTTGCTGGGCATAGGCTCTTCGAATAATTGTGGCATCAGCGTTATTCAGTTTACTTGGCGATTTAGGCATTCCGTCCATTGCAGGAGATCTTAATTCCGCAATCATCGCATCATAGTTAGTTGAGGTTAATCCACTAGCCCTCAGCATTCTTGGAAATACGCTCCCCAAAAAATGCTTGCAGTTCTCAACTGTTCTGTCTCTATCTACCTGTGGAAATAAGCTGTCCATTTGGTTATCCAAGCCTGACACCCCTTCTAATAAGCTTTAATTAATGTTATAATCAATATTGTCAATTAATTAGCATTATTCGGCTTCCGGAAACGGGAGTCACTTTTTTTGCCTATTTTTTAACTAATTTCCAGCCTCTCAAATTTCGATGCTTTTTGATTGATTCATTTATCTGCCAAGCATACGTCCTAATGCCATCTTATTTTCTTAGCGTCTGTGCCATTGTGGACTCATCCTTTACTTTGTGATATTTTGTATCCTTAACTGCTATAATCATTATTTTTCTCCATATCAATAAAGTTTTAATTCATTTTGCAATACTTCCAAATTAGGAAAAGAGTTGTCAGAGATTAGGTATTTATCTAAATCAACTAAGCGGTAACTGTCCAATCGTTCATCTTTAACCACCAAAAAATTACCGCTTTCAGCGTGAATAATGCTTCCAATATTTACGGGTATATCTTTATCATCAACATTTGCCATTAATAATTTTTCTCCTTAATAAATTTAACTGTTCATATTTTAACATTTTAAATAAAAGCTAATTTTTTATGTTTATCATATAATTAATTCAAAAGGGTATTAGGAGTTTTAACATGAAGAAATCATATATTATAAACTACGAATTAATAAACTATTATCAAAAAAACAAGCAAATTGAAGATATTATTAAGGAACTTGGAGGCGATTATGTTTGTCCACAACCAGGAACCTGGATTATTAAAACGCGTCTTGATCCTATTCAAATTACTGAAGAATTAAAGCCTATATTTAGTCCGCAAGATCATTTACTTGTTTTTCAAATCAAAAATAACTTCTGGGGCTTACAGGAGGAAGGTGTCTGGAAATTTATTAGAAGATACATTTTTTAGCTGTTCAACTTTTTACAATGCTTTTAAAATAAAAGTCAGGTGCAATAGTTATGGAATATCAAATCATTGCAATTCATTTAAATTAACGTTCAAAGTCTAAAAAAATAACTAAAGTGAGACTTTCTAACGGAGAAGTTCAAACTGCTTTTTTAATTGCTGCCAATTTAATGAACCATAATAAATACTACTATGTCATTCACGACGCTGCGTCAACAAAATTTCCCATAAAATGTGACTACACAATTTATGGCACTCCTTTTATTAAGACGGTGGCTCGGGATACTAACTCAAAAGATGATTTATTGAAACCACCCAAATTTTAAAATTTTTGAACGTTTCTTCTTCGTTAGAAATGCTCTATAATTTTTCTATTCGATATTTGGTTCCTTTCACAATCCTAATGGGTTCTGGATAAATCTTGCTTCGTGCCTGCTTGGTGATTCGGCCGTTTAGATTAATATTTTGTTGAAAGCTGGGATAAATCAATTCCAGCTTTTTCATTAGCTCTGCCTTGTATTGCGCCATGGCGTATTCTTTGTGACTATTAATGCCTACTGCTCGAAAACTCATTGCTTTTCCTCCTGTCAATTTCGTTTATTCGCTTCTGGGTCATAACTCCCAGTTTGATGAGGTCCGCTGGCTTTAATCTGGTCGGTCTAACATGATACTTTCGACTAAACGAATCAGCTCCCAGCGTATGAAACTCAGTATGATGTTCGCGACACAAAGCCATAAACCGATGTTGTCGATGATCAGCCAACTTACGGGTTTCCGTCCCCACCGCGTTCCAATGATGAATGTCAGCGTGCTCACGGCCACAGATGGCACAAACCCGGTGGCGGCAACATTCGTACTGGTAATAGGCTTCATCCTTGGGCAGTAGCTCATAGCCCTTCTTGAATGGCACGTGCCATTCAAACATAAAGTCAATCACTAGGTCGAGTAACTGGTTAGCATCGCTAACTGACGATTGAGTGGCGTCTGATAGGCTGATGGACTTACCAGCGGTATAAAACTCATACTGGGTATAAAACAGAGTCTTTAGGAATTCCTGGGGAACTACAAAATACTCAGCAATATCATTTAGCAGGGCAAAGAATAACCGCCGTTGCTGTGGTCGGGCTTGGCGAGGATCGGCAAACGTTAGATCCACCCAAACTTGATCTGATTGGCCGTTGACCGTCTCTAAATGGTCTTCATCGGGTTCTTGGCTGAGATGTACTACCAGGTCTTTACCATGTCGTTGAGCGATAGCTCTCATGTGTCCATAACCTTCTTTTTCTGTTGGGCGATTGCCGCTTTGAAGTCCAAATAGTCTTCAGCTTCTAAATCCGGGTCCCATTCAAAATTTGTTAAAAAGCCGGCATCGTATTGATATAGCACCACCATTACGGCAAAGCGGCGAAAGATTTCCCGACAATTCAAATCGTACTGATTGCCGCCTTGTCGAACGACCATCCGCATTTGATCCTTATAGCGTTCAAGAATCCAATCGGCATGGACTTCACTCTTAGCTAGTTTGAGCATTTCTTCGGCCCAGGCTATTTGATTCATCCTAACGCCCCCATTCGGTGATCCTCAATATCGCTAAACAAGATGGTGTTGCCCACGCCATGATTGGCCATGCGGCTAAAGGCCCGATTGCCATACTTTTCTTGAAAGGCACTCCCAATCAGATTCGAAGTCACAATTATTGATAAATTCTCCCGGTAACGCCAGAGTTGGTCAACCAAATCCAGTGAAAAGTCAGTGGTTCGTTCGCTACCCAGATCGTCAATAATGACAAAATCCGCGGTTGGCAACTGGTGAAGAGTGGCAGCTACTTTTCGCTGCAGATCCGGTTGGGAGATACCGGCTTTTTTATCGGCAATCAATTGCCGCCAGTCAATAAACATGCCGTGTTGGCGGTAATGAGTCAGTTCAAAGATACGGTACATCATGGCCACCGCCAAATGGGTTTTGCCCACACCGGTATTGCCCAACAGCATCGTATGAATTGTTTGCTCCTCGGCAATGCGACTAGCTAACTTCTGGCAGCGCTGTTTAACCATCGCCTGAGCCGCAGTTTTTGCGGTATAATTATCAAAGCGGTGATTAAAGACCTCAAAAGAACTGTAGATGCTATACGCGTTAAAGTATTTCAGGGTAGCATCCTTTCGGGCTTGTTCCGATAATTTTTCATTAGTCGGGGTTGTATGCGTCGGCAGAGGCTCTTTATAACCGCAGTTAAAGCAGGCCCCATGCATCTTTTTGCCAGTCGCTTTATTCAAAATCTTGGGACGTAGTAACAGTTCCCCGCAGTTGGGGCACTGAGTGTCATAGGTCTCAAAGAGCTTGCTGGCAAAGCTTTTCATCATTGAGTCGAGTTGGTTCAAAATGGCTCGTCTCCTTTCTGGGGTGTGCGAATTGGTTCGGGCTTAGCCTCATAACGATACTTCTGCGATCGGCCAAAATCTTCGGAAGTACGGTTATAGTGACTAAGCTCTTCTTTTTTCGCCTGAGCAACCGTCGTAATCGGTGGTTGGTGTTGCCGGTAACTTTGCAGCACCCGATCAATATAGTTATCAGCCGCACGGGCCTGGACATTTCGCCGACCTGCATATTCAATCACGTGGTTCAGAAGGTCAGGAGTAAACTCCTGGGCCCATTCCTGAAGATCTTGTTGGGCAACTGCATTAGGAAATCCCCACAGCTGCTGCCAATTTTCCCACACCCCCGCGTGTGACTGACGACTGTTTAGTTTTGTTTCTGTTTTGTTTAATTAATGTGCCACTGTTTTGTCTCAAAATTGTCTCGGGAATGTATTCCGTTCTGTCTGTTGAATGTACACCTGATTGTTCACTTGAATGTACACTATCTGACGTATAGAGTTGTTTAATGGAATATTTGGTGGCTTTGTGTGGCCCTATAGTTTCAAAATTGATTAGGCCGTATTGCTTTAGAGAATTCCGCGCGGAATTAATTCCAGACCGTGAAAGTCCCGTTAAGGATTCAAGCGTTTTATTAGCAGCGGTGAACCATTTCTGCCAGTGTGCCTTGTTGTTTATGGACATCAGAGCATGCCATAAAGCAATCTGCCCAGCTGACAACTTTTGTTCATATAACCGATAATCATCAAACGCTAGAATCTGTTGCAAGTAATTCACTTTGCCACCTCCTTTCGTTTATTCCTCCCACCCACCACTAATCTTGGTTCTTTTAGAACGGTAAATCTGAATCCTTAACATCAATTGTTCCCTTGCTACTAGCAAACGGATCATTGCTATGATTAGGGAATGGGTTGCTGATTTGTGGCTGATTATTCACAGGGCTTGCCTGACCGGCATTGGGACGCTTAACCCCATTGGGTTGACTGCCATCCGGATTAACCGGATGATAACCGCGAATTTCCAAATAGACTTGCCCCTTATTGTTAGGATTGCCCCACTCCACATCAACTGATAATTGCTTGTTTTGAATTCCCTGGGCAATTTGATTCAAACTATCAATCGCAACACCATCCTGGACCCCAACGGCCATTACCAATGTATTGAACCGTTTAACAGACGTCTCCAAGTGTTCTTGATCCTCATCATCCCAAACCAAGTTTTGGAAACGAATTTGGCCACCCTTATATTTCCCATCAATTACTTCCACATCCAGTGTCAGCATTGGTAATTTGCGATCCTTGGTCTTAGTAACTTGAGCTTTAATCACTTTAACGTTGTATAAGCCGGCTTCCTGAACACTCATACCAAAAACATTATTTGAATCAGTTATGAACAATGACATTTTCTGTTTGCTCCTTCTTTTCGTTTGAATTTAATTTAGTTACTTGGGATTTAATTAGTTCATCGGCATGGATTAACTTCCGATCATCCAACCGGTTCTTAGCATGGTTCCCCTGCTCTGGATCTAAATCAATCATCCGCTGACCATCTTTAACGTAGATTCGGCCTACCACATCAAACATGCTGGTAAACGCGTTAAACGTCTTCTCATTCATGTCAGCTGCATAACGACCACCGCCAGTAATACCAGCCGTCCCATTATCAATTTGATGGGCGGTAGCATAAACTGTCTTGCCACTTTCTCGGAGTAACGTCGCTAAATTTCGAAACCAAAGTTGTAACTTCTGGTAGTTTTGTCGATTATCCTTAGCAGCATTATCAATATTTTCCAAAACGTAGTTTTGTAAGGCTGAGACGTTGTCCAAGGCAATGACTTGATGCCGGTCACCACTAATAACTTTGTTCACCATATATTCAACATAAGCTTGAATCTTTGGCATGTCGCCCTTTTCAAAAACCGTGACATCAGTATCATGATGCCCGATCATGACATTGCTTGAACGGTCAAAGCTAAAAAGCATTTTGTGACCTTGGAATTGATTAAGCAGTGTTGTTTTACCAGTCCCACCATCGCCATAAATAAAATACATATTTGGCATTTTAGGAATTTTACCATTCAGATAGACTTTCATTGCATTATGTCCTTCCCTTATTTGAGCAACATTCTAATTGAAATCGGTTTGGCCAGTCGCTTAGTGTCACGACAATAATCACAGCATTCACAACGATTTGGTTTAATCTCCCCATTCATAGCCTGCTGAATGTGTGGCAGCCGTTTCTGGGCATCATCTAAAGCTGCCTTAAGCTGTTCATCAGGAATTTCCAAGATTGCTTTATCCGGTGGCGTTTGTTTAGTTACGGCTACAATGTAAGGCTGGCAGTCCACCCCAAACGTTTGCTGAATAAGTTCTCGGTAAATGGCCATTTGCAAATCATATTGTCGGTAAGAAACAAAGTCTTCACGAAGGTGATCCACTTCGTTGTAATAACCTTGGTGCAGGTCACGAGTAGTTTTAAGATCCACAAAGTATTTATCGGCTAAGTTGAGGCAGTCAATTTTGCCCTTCCAAAGCATGCCGCCAAACTTTCCGGTAACAATCGTTTCCTTGGTGCCCTGATACAGTTCATTAAATACCTGATCGGCTGTTAGGGCTTCAATCATGCTGTCAGCCGTTTTAAATTGAGCCTTGGGTTTGCCTTTGTTCTTCCCAGTCTTTGCCAGAATTTGCGGATGTGTCTCCATAAATTTAGTATGACTTTCCGGAGATTCAAAATAGCTGTGCAGGTAATTGCCAACTAACAAAGCAGTTTCATCACTAGTGGGTTTCCATTGGCCATTAAGTTCAGCCAGGGTTTCCGCTTCGCAGGTTTGAAATTGTTTAAATCTTGAAAAGGACATGTACTCCCAGTCAGTGCTTGGATCATAATAGTTCTGAGGTGTAAGTGTCAGTGTCTCTCTAACTTCATCCATCAGTAATCCTCCTCATAAAAACCGGTGACTTCGTAATCACTCAGTTTATCTTTTTCTTTTCTGAGACAGGTTAGGAGCGCTCTTTTAACGGTAGGATTGCTTTCTTGGTCATAAGCTCGTTCCAATCCAGCGACCCGCAAGCGTGCATATTTAACTGCTTTAATCCCATTCGCCAGCCTGATATTCATACTTCAATTCCTCCTGTTCTTCATTAATGCCTTCTTCATACCTATCGGCTAATTCGTCGTAATAGGCGTCTTCTTTTGGACTATCTGGATACATGCTTGATGCCTCCTAACAGTCGTTGCAGAAACGTTAGCTTCGGACTATACTTGATGTATAGTTGTTCTTGTAAAGCAAACAATTCATTTCTAGTCGCTTTGGACAGTCGGACCTGTTCAACGCTTTTTGTTTGCTTAAAAGTCAACTGGTTTAAGTAATTCATATGGTTCACACTCCAATGCTTGGGCTATTTTTTCCAATGTTAGAAACGCAATCTTTCGGGCATGTCCATTGCGGATATACGATAAAGAGTTTCTTGAAAGCCCAGATTTTTTAATTAATCCGGTTAGGTTTAATCCCAATCGCTGGCTTCGAATTAAAATATTCTCTGCCAAGACCTCGTTAAGGCTTATTTTTTCCATCAATTAAACCATTCCTTCCAAAACTTCTTTGGATTGGCTTTCCATTGCATATATAAAATGCCAATGCCAAAACCGACGGCACCAAAGATTAAATAATTCAACCAATCAGGTAAAATCCAAATCATCAGCTAATCTCCCTCTTTAATGATCTAGGCAAACGATTAATTCCTGGCTTGCCATGTTTAGCAACGTAAACTTTCCAGGCATTAGGAACTTTCTCAGCATCCCAAAGACGCTTGGTTCCCAAATCATTTTCAATCAATAAAAATTCAGGTGTATCAATCACCGATTTATACAGAAAGGATGCTGACATATGGGTCATTAAAGCTAATCCTTTTACATCAACCGTAACCGGATTAACCTGCAGCCTTTCTTTAACCGATTGCTCAATTTGCTGGTTAATTTGTGCTAAAACATATCGGCCAATTTGGCTTGGAAAATCATTCATAATACTTAACCTCCAAACTTTTGGTTGTACTCATCAACTAATTCTTTAATCTCTTCCTCTGATAATCTGGCAAAGATCATTTTGGCGTACGTGTACTTCAATTCAGCCCCGATCTCCTCAAAAGAATCTCGAAAATGTTTCAATAAGAAATCCGACTGTTCGGCAGTTCGCTTACCTGGATTCATTGAAATAATGTAATCCGCCTCATCTTCCGAAGCCTGTCGCTCACGTTCCTCTTTTTTCTGAGAAGCTTCATCAGCATACAAGTCTTGTTGAAGAATTGGATTGTTCATCATGGAAGGAATATCAAACTCACTTCTTGAGGCACTGAACGCTAATGGCAATGACCATAGTTTCTTAACTAACGATTCTTTGACATCGCGAGGTGCCTTTCGACGACCAGCTCGAATATTGCTTAATTGACTTTCAGAAATGTGAGCATGTTCGGCAATATCAGATCGGTCAAGTGCACTTTTGAATCTACCAAGGTTCAGTGTTAATTGCTTAGCAAACTTTGAATCTTTCAATTTTAATCATCTCCATTTTGAAAAAAGAATAACTGCCCTTTTCCATCTAATTTGGTAAATTAAACTTAAGAGCTATGAAAATAACAATTGTTCCTCAGTATCACAAAGTGATTGATACATAGCGATTAAAAGATCATCGCCATGTCGGTCAATCATTTCTTTGACCATTTCAACGCCCTTTGCTTTTGCTATTGGGCTATTGAGAATTTGCTTAATCATTTCTTGGCGATTCATATGTTCATCTCCTTTTGTTCATTGAAATTTGAATACAATCTCATCAATTTTTAGTGGGATAATTAAGTTATTCCATTAAAGGTGGTGAACAAAATTGGCTAAGTTCGGTTTAATCGAAGCTGGTAAACAAATTGGCGAAATATCCTTGCCTAACACACCAAGACGTGGTGATGTCATTTCAAACGTTGATCCAAAAGGTCCTGTTTACCTCGTTCTTCGTGTTGAGTATGTTATTGGTTTCGAAGAAGTGAACTTACATGTTCAGACATTTGCCAATCAACTCTCTGCGGTTCTTAAGATCAAGGGATTCAGAGATCCAAGTGTTAGCTCGAATTAGCTTAATCCAGTAAGCTGATTCAATTAATTCTCGGTTTACGTACACTGCTTCAGGATTCAAAGCAACGATTTCTTTATCATTGAGAAACACTTTAGTTGCCTTTCTGATTAGCAGTGTATTTTTGTTAACCATTTCAATCCGACCAACTAATTCGCCATCCATTTCAATAAAGGTTCCACTTTCAATCAATCTGTTCACCTCTCTTCTTTCTTTGAAAGCTAAACATCAAAGTCTTCTTGGAATTCTACAGACGAGGAAGTGCATTTAGAGATCGATGATATTGAATAGCAGATTCCAGAAGATATAAACTAATATTTTCTTCTTCAGTCAAGGCATCAACGGCGATTATCACTTCTTTGAGCTTGGCTTCCCCCATCTCATTAGTGAGAAACTGCCGTCTTGCGTTTAGCACATCATGCTTTCTTAAAACATTGTTCATTCCCCTACCTCCTTTCGTTCTTTTTAAACTAAACATCAAAATCTGCTTTGTACTTCTCAAGCAACTTTCGAGCTTCTGGAAATGTCTTGAGGTATTCCTTGGTTACCTCCATTACTTGGTCACCTCCTTCATATTCAGTAATTCATCTGTTGTAACGTTAAGAGCCTGTGCAAGTTTTCTAAGAGTTCTACCTGTTGGATCTACACCTCTTTCAATTGAACTAATTGTGGATTGTTTGACACCACTTTTAACTGCCAAATCGGTTTGAGAAAGCTTTTGCTTATCCCTAAAAAATCGAAGCTGGTTTTCAGTCATAAGATCGCCTCTTTCTATACTGATATATCGTTAGCTCCTTTATAATAATTGATATATCGTTAAAAGTCAATGATATATCAGTAAAAATAAAAAATAACTGCTATAAAATTAGATTAAAAACATATCGTTAGGAGCTTATAATATGAAAACTGATGCTCAACTAATTTCAAAACACCTTATACATATTTTGAATGAAAGGAACTTAACTATTAACCGTGTCGCAACACTCGCAGGAATGAAACAATCAACTTTAAACTCTATATTTTCAGGACAAAGTAAAAGGCCTACCATTACGACAATTAGAAAAGTTTGTTCTGCTCTTGGAATCACAGTTCACGACTTCTTTGATTTCCCGCCTTACAATGAAATAGAAAAATAGAAAATTCATACAAATTTTTTAAAGGATGACTATTAATGAAACATTACTTTAAAGGAGAAAAATTAAGAAAATTACGTAAATCTAGGGGGATAACTGCTGCTGAACTTAGTGCTAAAATGGGTTTTTCACAGTCTTATATCAACCATTTTGAAACTGACCGAGCGGTCCCTAATGTTAATGCACTAGGTGAAATATTAAAATATCTAGGAACAGATATTCCCAGCTTTTTTGGTGATGAACTGGATTCCAATAAGCGAACGTTACTGAATACAATCTCTCAGCTCTCCGAGGAACAAATAGTCTTGCTCACGGAACTTTTGCAATCTTTTAGTTCCTCAAAAAAATAGCAGAAATTCATATTCGTTTTATTGGTTACCTCTCTTCTTTTTACAAATTATATATTTACCTTTTGCCATACTTAATGAGATAATGGAATTGTATATAATAAAATTCGTAAAAGTAATGAGTATGAGGTACAAAATAATGGAGAAAAATATGAATACGGAAAAAGTCGTTCTAGATCAACTGGTGGAATTACACATGAATGGATATGATTCTTATGATTGTGCAAGATGTATCCTCCCAATGCTAATAGCTAAGGGATTCGATAAAGCGGATGTTTTTTCGGCTCTTAGGGAACTTTCGGCTGACAATATGATTAACATTAAAGCTCTTTCTCAAAATCCAAATTCAGATTTCAAGTGTGTTAGTTTAATTCCTTTTACCGATAAAGGATTCGCCTACTGGAAAAAATATTGCTAGATCATTTTACTGTCATTACTTAAATGAGATGACGGTGTCATCTCAACTAATCGAGGTGAAAGCTTATGAAAATAAATGTAGCTAATTTTAAAACGTCAACTACTGATTTTTCAGTTATCCTCTTAAATTCCAATTCTGAATTAACCTCTAAAAAGTTGGCGGAGCTTGATGCTAAGCTTCCAAGTACCATTCAGAGACCAATCGTACTTGCTGATCAGACAATATCTAGCTTGGCATTTTATGGTCAAAAGGATCTGGTTGATCTTGTAGACGAAGCTCGTTTTACTCAATTTCTTTGGCAAGTGGTAGATATTTAGGAATCTTAAATTGATACACTTTCACTACGCTCAAAGTTGCTTGTAGTAACCTTGAGCGTTTTTTAATTCATAAAGCTAAACCTCATTAATTTGATTTGGCAGCAATCTGTTCGCTATTCGCACATTTACGAGTAAAAAATTTTTCCATGGGGATTCCATAGAATTTTGCTAGTAAAAATATCTCTTGAGCTTTAAAATTATATATTCCATTTTCTCTTCTTGAGTACTTCTCTGCTGTCTTGAATCCTAATATTCTCGATAATTCTATTTGTGAATAATGGTTTTCTATACGCAGCTGTTTGATATAGTTAGTGTCAATCATTCTTTTGTCTATAGCCCGCTTATACAATGGATCACCTTCTTCGCTTGTGCGATATGAGCAACTTTATATGTATAGTATATAGTTCGTTATTCGCAACGTCAATATAAGAATGCCTATTTCGCACAAAAATATTTCTCTTTTCGCAATTATGTTAAAATGGTGTTGCGCAAAGCGCACTGAAGGAGGCAATAAAATGGCTTCACACCTTGAACAATCATTGGCTGAAAGAATTGCTTATTTACAAGATAGATCCCAATTTTCTCAGGCGGATATTGCTAAAAAAATGGGGATCGATAGAACCGCTTTTAGTAAAATAAAAAATGGAACACGCAAAGTTTCCGCTGATGAACTTAATAAATTATCAGAAATTTTTGGTGTTTCCACTGATTATTTACTTGGTAATACTGTTTCCCAGGACGGCAAAGCCCCTAGCTGGGCAACTGAAAAAGATAAAAACGATCTCAAACATTATCTTAGTGAAAATTGGGATTCAATGACTTATGGGGGTGACAAGTTAACCGATGAAGAAAAACAGCAACTACGAGTGGCCATGGAAACTATCTTCTGGAGACGACATAAGCATCAGTAATTTAGCAAGAGATACTGTAAAAACCGTTGTTTCCCGTTACGAAACCGCTGATCCTTTTACAATTGCTGATAAACTAAATGTTGAATATTTTTATATGCCGCTTGGGACTCATCCATTTGGAGATACCAGCTATGACCATCACGATCCGATAGTTATCCTGAATGAATCTATCCGAGAATCACCCCAGCGATATTACACGCTTGGACATGAATTAGGACATATCATTATGCATGCTGACTTAACAGGATATCATTCAGGCATTTGGTCCTATGGTCGTTATGAATCCCAAGCCAATCAATTTTCAACCGCTTTAATGGGATTGCTGTATATAGAAGAAAATGGGCATCAACCGGACAGCTATTATGATTTAGTTCATCAGTACGGATCACCAATCGATTTTATAAACTGATCATATTTTTAAACCTTATTAATAAAAATAATTATAATGGGAGTATGTCTATGGATAAGCACGCACAATCATCAAACAGATACCAAGTTTTTAGAAGGGGAGTTTTCCTTGGAAGTGTCATCGCTTACCCTGATTATGAGAATCGATCTTTTTATACTGTGTCAACTTATCATCATGGGGAGCTTCAGTTTTCAAGTGGTGACGTATTTATAAATTATAAAAATGTTAAATTTTATATTACTAACGTTGAAAGAATTAATTATAGTTATAAATTGTCATTTGAAACTGATGAGGATCGTAATCGTTATAAACGTCCTAGTAGTTGGATTAACATTTTGACCGTTAAAACGGCCTCCCTTAAGGAACTGGAAGAATTAATTCCATTTGTCAGTCAAAGCGACCAACCTTTATTGAAGGAACTAATTCAGGTTTTAAAAAAGTCAGTCTCAGAAGGGGCCCCTTTGAGTCAAAATAAATTAAATAAATATAAGGGAATGTTGAAGCGAAATAATCGAGTAATGGCTAAATTAGCCGAGTTACTATTAAAGTATCTTATTGGATAATAGGAGGTCATTATGGGTCTTGATAATTTCTGGCGTGATAATTGGTGGTTGATGCTTTCAATATGTATTATCTTAACGATTCTCTTTATAGTCGCTGGTTAGCACAGGTGTTTACAATGAAAAAAATATTAATCACAATTGGCTTTTCAACAATGCTTATTGGTGTTATTATCTTTAAACAAAATCAAAAATTTTCCTTCAAAGATCCATATAAACTGTTTGCCATATTTATTGGCATTGCAATTATTTTTTTAAGTACTTGCGTAATAATTTTAGGATTATGATGAAAGGAGTAGATGATGAATGAAGCCCATTACATATCAGGGAATAACATTTACAAGTTATCAAAAAACTGCCGATTATATCGGAATTACCAAAGCAGGATTTGCTAAAAGGTATCAGAAGTATCAGGCTCATAAAATTTCCTTAGAAGAATTATTCTCTCCGGAAAATTTTCATTTAACTAATCCGATTACTTATCATGGCAAGGTTTTTAAAAATCATCCAGAGGCTGCTAAATTTATTGGCATTACCTTAGTTTCGTTTAATCGTCGATTCAAAAAGTATGAATTGGGCGAATTATCTTTAGACGAACTATTTCACCCATCCAAATATACAATTTACGAACTTCCCAGTTATCACGGGAAAAAATTTGCCAGTAAGCAAGAAGCAGCTAAGTATTTGGGAATTAATCAAAATACCTTCACTAAACGACTCAGATTTTATCATGAGGGTAAATATACTGTGGAAGATGTATTTGCATCTACTCCTTACATGTTAAAAATGAGGAAAACTAAAAGTGTTCCCATTCACTACAAGGACAAAATATTTCGTAATCAGCATGAAGCCAGTCAGTACTTGGGAATTGCTCAATCCACTTTCTCAATGCGTTATCAAAGATACTTGGCAGGAACGGTTTCTTTAGACTATGTATTTCGTCATGGTAAACACCGTCCGCCAGTATAGTATTCAATTAATTTTTTATGTAGTTAATGTACTCTTTTAATATTTAGGGGGAATTCATTATGAAAAAGTTTAATCTTGTTTTAGGCTTGGCACTGCCATTTATGTTTTTATCATCAGTAAATGCTTCTTCACACAAGCTAACTATTAAGATTAATCCTATTAATAATCAAGCCAAGACTATTACTGGTAAAACGACCAAAGGAACGAATATAACGCTTTATGAAGGACAAAAAACTATTGCTAAGAAAAAAAGTAATGGTAATTTTTCTATGAAGGTCACTAAGCCACTTAACTTTAAAAATAAATATCAACTTTTGGCCACCAAAAAAGGTTATAAATCCCAAAAAATTAATCTTAAAATTGTTGTTAAGGAAATCAATTATGACGCTAAAATAAAACAAATCAATGCCAAAATAGAAGCTATTAAAAATCAAATAAAACCATTAAACCAACAAGTGCAATCAATGGAGCCGTTTGTTAATGCTCTAGAAAATGATGATACTACTTCATCAGACTATCAAATCGCTCTGCAACAGGCGCAGCAAACTGAGGGAAGTACTGAAGCTTACGAGAATCAATATAATAGTCTAAAAGCACAAATAAAAACCGATTCTAGTGCTTTAGGGCTACTTTACGATCAGCGTCAAACCTATATTTATAAATCATTGCAACGATTACTAAAATGCTGAATCAGGTCAACCACAGCAAAATATTTAGTAAATAAATTGAGGAGCAGGCTAAGAACCTATTGTTGAACTACCACTAGTTATTAGTTTTAATATTAAGCTTAAAGAGAAAATGCGATTATACGTAATTGAATTTCCTCATTTATTATTCTTAACTCTATGTTAACAAAATTATCTAGATTAAGAGAAAACCTCATGATCAATCATCTCTTATTTACAGTCAATTTTTTATCAACGGAATTACTATCCTAAATTGATAAGGACAATGTCATATGCGAGTAAATTGATTATGATTTTCAGAATAAAAAGTTCTAAAATATTCAGTAATATATAAGTCTAAACATATTAGAAATGACGAAAATTGTATATTAAGTAAAAATATTATATCAAAAAAGCACACTTATTACTAAGTGTGCTTTTCAATAATTCAAATATAAATTTGCTTACTAATTTTGTGATTCAGTATAAGTCAAGATGATAGTATCTCCAAACTTGACATCACCAAGAGTAGTAGTATTCAAGGTGTAAGTGTTACCATTATCATCAGTAATTTTACTAAAGCCTGCATTATTTAAGGCAGTAACTAAAGCGCTCTTGCTAAGTGTTTGGCCTTCCGTCCCTGTAACAGAAGTATCTGCATTAAATTTAGCTTGCGCAGCATTCCATTGACTTAAAGCAGAGCCGTCAAAGTTAATTACTTTAGTTGAACCATTTTCAAGGACTTGTGAAGCTTGAACTTTTACTGATTTTTGACCATTCTTAGTAACATAGTATACAACAGTTGAGCCCTTAGTTGCTGAAGTAGTAGTTGGAAGGAAACCAATTCCCTTTGAATATCCTGCAGGAATATCAGTAGAACTTACCAACGAATCACCAATAGTCATGACACTAGAAGTATCACTTGATGGAACATACTTAACAACCTTTTTACCAACAGACTGAGCAGTATTAGCATCAACAAAATTACTTGTTACACCATCTGTTGCAGGAACATCATTAGTTGATTTCAAAGCAGAAGCAAGAACCCAGCCACTGAATTTAGCATTAGTTACATCGTTTACATATACCCAAGTATCGCCTTCACGTGAACGTGTAGCAGCCTTGGTTACTTGTAAAAGATCATTAGCATATGGAGTACCATCGGTTACAGTACGACCAACTCGATATTGAGTCCAAGCTGGTGCTTTGTAAGTAGTTGCAGTACCATCATTTGCAGTGCCAGCCTTAGCTAATTTGTAATAGCCAGTTGTTGAAAGAGTTGATGGAACAGATGCATCCTTAGTAGTAGCATATGAAGCTACACCACCATCAAACGTTGAGGCACTCTTACCACCATAAATCCAGCCACGATATTGCTTATCAAATGATACAACCTTGTAGTAAACTGAACCACGATTAGTAGTAGCAACACGATAAGCACGTAAGTTGTCTTGACCTTGATTTGAAGCAGCTAATTTTTTAGCAGTAGTTGTAGTAGCAACAACCTTAGCACCCTTTAAAGTACCTGCTTTGGTATAAAGAGCACTTGTACCAGTAAAAGTAACGTTACGAGTAGTAGCGTCAGAAGTTAAGGCTTTGTTTGATGTAACCTTAGCATAAGTTTTTGCAGAAGCACTTTGTGCGTTAGCAGTGCCTGCAACAGCAACAAAACTTAAAGCTGCTAAACCTGCAAATAATGATTTCTTTAAAGATGATTTCATTATAGATTTTTCCTCCAATTAATAAAAAATATTTTGATAAGTACCTGATTGAAAGCAATCGACCTATCAATCAGTTATAAGTATAACATAAAGACTGCAAATAACAATATTTGAGTTCAAACGTCATTTACTATTAATATTTTTGTCACACTTCCATAAATTATGGCATACTGTATAAAATCCCGAAACATGAGTATTTAAGCAATCCTTTACAAAAAACTTAACTTTACTTTCTAACTTTTAAAGAAATTAAATATTACAGAATTTCCTAAGAAAATATTGCGATTAATAACTAAAAAGCGGGTTAAGTTCTTTGAACAAGTAGCATTCTTGCTTGTTTAATTTTAAAATAAAGCTAGATTATTAATTCTATTTCGATTAATAAAACGTTTTACTATATAATAGGAAGAAACACTATAAATCTCGAAAAATTGTTGATTACTAAATTAAAAAAGTCTGGAGGAATGGAGCATGGCCAGTATCTATAAACGAGCTAACGGAAATTGGATTGCTCGGGTCTCTTATAAGGAAAATGGTGAGTATAGACGAATTAATCAAGGTGGCTTTCGAACCCGTAAATTAGCGCAAACTTGGGCAACCGAAGTCGAAAACCGTCGAAATAAAGGTAACGTTCTCGCCTATTCTGAAACTTTTCTTCCAGATTTTTTCAATAAATGGTACCAAACATTTAAAAGTCCAAAAGGACTAGCAGATAATACTGTTCAAATTTATGCTTTTACTAAACACGTTTTGGCAAATAGTTCTTTGAATATGCCTTTAAAAGAAATTACCTTCACAGACTATCAACAATTCTTCAATCAGTTAGGAAAACGCTACTCAGTTTCTTCGCTGCGACAAGTTAACACTATTATCCGTGCTTGTGTTCGTAAAGCACTCCAAATGCGTCAGATCCCTTATAACTTTACTGACGATGTGGAAATCTCTGGAAAAGCCAGTGCACCACTTTCTAGTAAATATTTAGAAGTTGACGATATTAAAAAACTAACTGATTATTGTGTGGCAAACATACAAGAGCTTACCGATGTTAGTAAAATGGCGATCTTGTTTTCTCTCTTAACAGGTGCCCGTTTTGCCGAAGTTGCTGGTATGACTTGGGATTGTGTAAATTTCAGAGAGAAAACCATTACTATTAATAAAACTATTGGCATGCAAAGTCGCACCTTTGAGAAAACTAAGAATTCTTCTTCCATCCGAACGCTTTCCATCGACCTTACGTTATTAACCATGTTGCAAAAATGGAAGCTGATTAGCGACCATCACATGTTAAAAGTCGGCTTTAAAAATCCAATGAATTTAGTTTTCTATACTCCCTTTCATCGACCACTATATAATAGTATGGTAAATAATGATTTGAAGAAAATTTGTCGAAAGAACTTGTCTCGAGAAATTAGTTTTCATGGGTTACGACATTCACATGCCAGTTATTTAATTGCTAAAGGAATTTCAGTTCAGTATGTATCCAAACGTTTAGGACATAAGAGTATTGGAACGACCCAAAACGTTTATATTCATTTTCTCAAAGCGGCTGAAACTAAGGAAAACGAACAGGCTCAAAAAATGTTGAACGAATTGTAGCCGTGTGGCAAAATGTGGCAAAGAAATTGCCACGCAGTACAAAGCTATCCAAAATCAATAAATTGATGAAGCTAAATCCTTGTTATATCAAGGATTTATTTTTGTTAAGATAAGCTAAGTAACGGCAATTATTTTACGTTATAATTAAGATAAATAATATCGAGGCGGTGTCATTATGGCTAAAATTTCATTCTGGATGCGAATTAAAAACTTTTTTACCGGCAAAAAGCAACCAACCTTGTCTGATGTACAGGTAAAAGATGGTATTTGGTATGCCAAGCAAAGTGATGGCAATTATTTGTTGGGAATTGACGAGTCAGTTTATCAACTAATGGGCAAGATTACATTTGCTGACTTTCCAACCCAACTCAAGGACATTCAAGTTGATGACGATCTTTTAGATATTGAGGGCGACAAATCAGTCGAAACATTAAAATCTCCCATTGCCGGAACCGTCATTGAACAAAATGCCGATATCGGAAAAAACATCGATACACTGAATGAACCCAATCCACAAGTTAACTGGATCGTAAAAGTAAAGCCATTATCATAA